TCATGATGTTATTGGTTATTTCCATTCTAAATCTAACGCCCTCAACCTACCTTCGCAGTAGTCGATTGCCTCTTCTAGCGTAACTGTGGCTGTGTACCAACCACCATTCGTGTTATGTATATCAAACTCGTTGTCTGATTCTTTGTATAGTTCTTTCGTTGCACGTAGTATTCCGTTAGAGAATACTACATCCATGTATGTGCCTACCTCCATAGAGGTTAGTTGTTCTCGTGTACTCATTTTAGTTCGTCTTGTACGTTCTCTAATGCTATCTTGTATCCGTATTGCACAGCCATTTGCATTAGCAATAAGTCCATAGAACCATTATTTGCAGTTGCAAACGATTCTAAATACTCTCTGTCCTGAGGTGTAGCTACGATGCCTTTATCTAGCTTACGCATCTCTTCCTTGATGTAACTTTGTATATCCATGATGTATATATTATATGATTTGTGCAAGTGGGAGGACTCGAACCTCCACGCCCCGAAGGGAACAGATTTACAGTCTGCCGAGCCAACCAGTTGCTCAACACTTGCATTTGTAGAAGAAAGGGGAGTCGAACCCCATACTAACGTCAATCACAGTTGCAACTGCCCCAACGCTTTCACTTCCTAAGCATATAGACTCTTGTACTTCGAGTCATTAGCCACAAGTTCTTCCATATGTGTTGTAATGATGTAGTGATTCTGATGTTTGAATCGACAGCAAAGATACAACAAACTTTACGAAATTCCAAATTTAATTGTTAAGTCGTTGATTTCCATAACTTTATAACCTCCATTCCAAGTTGCCTTGCAACGTAGTTAACGTGCTTCTGCGTGGTGGTGCTATACCATTGTGATTGCATGAGCGCACCGCCTTCGAGCCCAGTAGCTACGAGCGTTTCGTAGCTGAACACGTTGATGTGGTAGTCGTTGCCTAATCGCTCACGTGTTACCGTGAGGTTTGCTTTGTACTTATCGAGTTGGATTACATTAATGTTCATCCACGCCTCATCGCGCCTCTCTTCGTACATTTCATCTGCTTTGTCTAAATAGTTCATTGTGTTAGTGTTATAATTGTGCTGATTGCAAGAATACATACCCATATTAGTAGTTCCATGTTATTGTGTTTTAGATAGTTGTTCGTTTATAATTCTTAGTCTTTCGTTTGCAGGTAGGCTCATGTGAGCATCATTTGCATCCATCCACCTAAGTATGTCTTGCTTTTCTTCAAGCAATCCTTTGTTAGACCATAGTCTTTCTTCTTTCATGTTATTTATTGGTTTAATTTGTTAGTTTCTGTATCTTGATAATGGTGTGAAATATGTGACCTTCACCACCCTCACCATCTTCATCTATCGTTTCATCGTAGTGTGTTTGTTCGCTATCGTAGTTGTAATCTACCAACTTAATAGATAACTCGCTAAGTTCCTTAAATTGCATACGTAGTTGCTCGTTTTCTTCACGCAAGTCCACAAGCGCACCTCCTATCTCCCACCTAAGTTGCTCGTTTTTTTCTGCAACTTTGTCGATAGTATCTTTAAGTTGCTCGTTTTCAGCTAATAATTCTTTGTTGTTCATATTGTATTGTATTTTAGTTAGTTAAGTGGTATTATGTCAAGCTCTGCTTTAAGGCAGAAGGCATCCGCAACTAAGCGCACCGCCTCCCATTGTTCGTTGTATGTGAACAACTCGTATGCTAGTTCCAACTCTTGGAAACTTAGGTCTATGTATGGATTATTTTTCATCTTTGATGTATATGCTTTTTTGTGCTAGGATGTCGAAGTAGGCTTTCTCGCCACGTTCAATGCACATGTCAATGGCATCTTGCTCGTTATCAACGTGTTGAACAATATCGAAGAATACTCTCTCAAACTCTACCCACGTACCTATGCCTAGCGTTCTGTACTCATTACGTACATCTAGCTTGTGTAGGTATATGTCGAACAGCTCAGTAAATCTAGCCGTTGCAACAGTAATGCAGTCAGCCTCAGTACACACACCGCCTACAACGTAGCCGCTGAGTCGAGTTTGTTCGTCTTTCCATAGCGTGTATCCGCCATCCATTAGCGTACTTCCGTATGCTAGTCGTGTTAGTTCGTGTTTATTCATAGCTTTTTTATTTCGTTTAATATGTCCGTTAATGCGTTCGTGAAAGTCCATGTTGTTATTGTTTTACTGATAGTTTTTCAATTAGTATTTTGACGTAGCTCTCCCCATTGTCGTAATATATGTGGTCAACCCCATCGCTAAGTACCTCTATAATATTATCGTGGTGTGCGGATAGTAACGCATCAAACTCTGCTCTTGCATCTTTCTCTGACGCATATAAATCAGTTTCGCTATAATCTAAACACATATCTAATACGTGTACTGCATATACATATACTTTTTTCATGATGTTATTGTTTGTCTTTTAGCCTCAATCTTCTTAGCTAGTTCACGATTACCGCAATACATCGCATAGTAATACGGACTCATATTTCTTTTATACTTATATTTTGCTCTCATATCTATTGGTTTTATTGAAAATTGTTTGGGGGTTATTTTCGTAGTTTACCTTAGCTATCTCATAGGCTTTGTACAGCTGTTCTTGTATGTGCATAGGTGCGTTTGAATGGTACGCATCAGTGTACTCAAGCCAAGCCTTGAATTTAGCCTCGTGGTGCGGGTTAGGTGGGTTTTTGTCGTCGTTCATGTGTTCTGAAATAGCATCATAAATTCTAGCTTTGCTAACACTTCGTGTTGCTCATCACAAGTGAGGTCTTGAAACGCCTTACTGTACATTTCTGCGGATATCCGCTTTACGTATATGCTTTCGTTGAGTTCGTTCATGACTAACCGATTAAATCTTCGATTGTCATTTGCTCATCACAGCTAAGCGCATCCCACTCGCTTGTGGTTGTGGCTTGGCTGAATGTTAAGCCGTCAAAAAGTTGCTTTGCCGCTTGGATGCGGAGGTCGTGTGCTAGTGCACTTGTGTTGATTTTGTCCATGATGTTGGATTTTATGGTTTTTGATGTTACTAAGATGGTTTGTATTATATATCTTCATAAATGAAGAGATATATAATACTAAACCTTCTAAGCGGATTAGAACATAGTGGGGAATCGAACCCCAATCGCACCCTATGTGCCTATGCTGGTGGGCTGTGTGCCTAGAACGGAGGCTCAAGGCTTTCTTCGAACTTAGCAACGGCAACCGCTTCCGCATCTTGCATACGCTTGGTGCGAAGTTTAGCCATAGCAACCTCAACTGTCTCTCCTTCGGAGAGCGTGTACACCTCCCTACGTGGGGCTTTGTAGCTTTCGACAACCTCAGGCTTCAGGTACGTAGTGCATACGTTAGCCCTAGCTTGTTGCCGTTCTAACCTTTGGTTACGGCTCTTCGGCCTACCTGCAGATGCCTTACGTGCTAAGGGGTTGGACTTAGTTGGCTTAGCCTCAACCTCTTCGAGGTTAGAGATGCTATCCGTTAACTGCTTTAGCAGTTTTAACGCTTGAGCCTTACGCTCAGGAGTAGCCATGTATTTGGCTTGGTTTACTGCCTTACGGCAGTCTTTGAAATCAATATTCATCTTCGATGGTTTTTAGATGTGTAACGTACTATGCTGAAAGCATAGCTAAAAGTTCAGCCTTAGTTAACTTCGTTAAGTCAACCGCTTTAGCCTTCTTCGAAGGCTTTACCTTCGCTTCCGCTATGGCTTTCTTCGAAAGAGGCTTTGCCTTAGCCTTCGGCTTCGCTTTAGCCTTCGGCTTAACCTCTTTGAGGTTAGTAACGGCTTCGGTTAACTGCTTTAGCAGTTTGAGTGCATTTGCCTTACGCTCTGCGGTGGGCATGTACTTTGCTTGGTTCACTGCCTTACGGCAGTCTTTGAGGTTTATGTCTGTTGACATGGGTATATGGTTTTATTCTCAGCGACATTGCTGAGTTGATGCCGACAAAGGTAAGGCTAACATTTGCTTACTTCGACAAAACTGACCAACTGATTCCACGCGCCTTTTACCGAAGGTAAAACACGCACGAAGAATCCGCGCATGTGTGTGCGCTGTGCGATCACGCACGTGCCTACGCGAGAGAGCCATGTATTTTGTATTGATAATTCAGGTTTTGTATTTGTATTGTTTTCCCAATTAATACAAACAACAACGAGGTAATTGTCAATAGTAAATGAGGTCGCATGTATGTAAGCGTATTAGAGTATTACTCTAACTCGTAGGTGGTAGGGGTGTGATTGTCACACACTTACGCAGAACTGCACTCGTACGTACGTATTCCCAACCGATGTAAAGTAAGGCTTTAAGTGACTACGGATAACTACTTGCCTATCAGATAGTTGACGTCAAAACTTTGGGCTCACTTGCTCACGATACGCTGACGGGGGGGTGCGCCAAATCGCGTTTCCGTGCGCAGATGTACGCGTTCACATATACATATAATCCCCCATCTAAACATTTCTCAGCAAATTTTCAACCATTTACATTTTTTCAGCCAAATTTTTCCAGTGGCGCGGATCTTTTTTACGATGGTTAGGCCACTTCTCTTACCCTAAAGCATTGAGAGGCGGTTAATTACGACTCTTTGCTTAAAGTTTTACTTTACTATTGACTTTTCAAATTTTTTGTTATAACTTTGCGATATATCTTTCAAAAACCAAGCTTCTCTATATATTTTTTGTGTGTACACTTAGAAGCATTAGAGAAGATTAAGATGTTATATACGGGATAGCTATGCCTGCGATGAATCGGTCCCCCCTTAGGTATATTTTAGAAGGTTAAAATAGTTATCTTTGCTTTATGCCAGGCCTCCTCAAAAGAAACAAGTACCGATTACATAAATATGCCAATGGTGGTAGTGTAGGTGATCCTAAACATAAAAATCAAGTATCTAATTGGTCCTCTAAAGAACTTAAAGAATTTTTAGGTGAAGAGTACTGGGGGAAAATTCAGGAAGCCATACGTAAATATCCAATGGATGTTGATCATAATGCAGGAAATGTTGAAAGGTATGCTGACCTGAATGATCCAGATGATGTTGATTATGATCCTGAAAGATATATAAAAATGACTACCCCGAAAATGGGGCGCAGTATAGACATTTTAAAATATATTGAAGACAAGTCTACTAATGATGTATATAGTGAGGACATAGACTCTAGGATAGCTAAAGAGTTAAAATTTGCCCCATACAATGACATAAAACTTCTTAAATCTAGAGTAATAAAGCAAGATCCAGTTGATAAAGAACTTAAAACGAGCACTACCTCTATACCTACATCTAAACGAAAGTCAACGTATGGTTATAAGCTACAAGGAGGTAAGTATGGACAAGTCCCTACCCACAAAAACGTTTGGAACGATGAGACTAAAAAATGGATGAGAGTAGATCTAGAGCCTGAAGAGATAGAGTATTACAAGAAACAAAACCTTCCTCAAGAAAAGCAAATAGTAAAAGCTTCTTTTAACTATGGGGGTAAAGTACGGTTATTAAAGAAGTAGTATATTTGCTACATGGCATTATTCGACTTAAACTCTAGATATACTAAATCTATGGAACACGGTGGCTCTTATGAAAGAGATGCCTCAATAGGTGGGTATAACAGGAAAGAACTCCGCGGTCTGAACAGACAGGCTAGGCGTGGAACGCTCACTCAAAGAGAAAGAGCAAGACTAAAGTATCTTACAGATGAACGTCGAGGAAGGCGTAAAAGAGGACTGCTTTCGGGGCTAGGTGGGGCAGCCGCCACACTCGGTGCTCTAGCAGCATCTGGTAAGTTGGGTGGTGGTGATGGAGAAGGCGGTTCTGGTATAATGGATATGATTAAAGGCAGGTTAGCGAAAGGTAAAGGCAACCTACAAGATAAGTTAGAGCTTGCTAGAGATAAGAAGTGGGCAAAACAACAGGGTGTTGACCCTAGAGAATATAATGATGAGGAAAAAAAAGCAGTTGAAAAAGTGCCTGAGAGAGATGAGTTTGGAAGAACTTTTGCTGAACAGATGAGAGAAGAAGGAGAGGGATATACATCAGAGAAAATGAGAATCGCAGATGAACTTGATCGTAATGTAGATTTTAATAGAGCAGGCAGTCAAAGAGGTAGAGATGGAAATGATCAAAGAGCAGCAGATATAGCTAACCAGGCGGACTTTCCTATGGACATAAATCCAATTTATCAAGATTTTAGTGGTGAACTAAGTGAGGAGTTAGGTGAGGGTGATCTATATGAACAGACTTTGGCAAGAACTCAAGCAAGAGACAGGTCAATCGCAGCGGGTGAAAGTGCTCAAAGACCCGTAAATCCATACTTGGCACCTGAGGGTAGATCTGACGCTCCTGGTTCTCACGTTGAACAAGCCTTACTTGAAATGGCTAGGGATGAGGCTTCCAGAGTGTCTAGTGAAAATCCGCTACCAACAGGTATAACATCGACCCCAAGAAATACTGGTTCTGAAGTAACAGGACTAAAGTCTAGAAGTGTTGATTTAGGATCAGATTTTCCAGCAGAGATACCTGCAAAACAAGCAACACGAGGGTCTAATAGACCTAACGTACGAAAGCTTTTTAATGCTTTAAATAGATCTAAGCCGTCCGAGATTGATGTAGATCCAGAAGGTATGGCAAGTGATCAATCTCCAGGCGCAGCTCAGACTTTATTAGATGCATGGAACGATAAACGCCGAGAATTAGGGCTAGAGCCTGCTATTCAGTTGACAACAGAAATGATAGAAGAAACAGAAGGTATGGACCCAAGAAATAGAGCTACCCCACAGTTAATGACTAGACGCCCACCAAGCCAAATACTCAATAGATATAACTAATGGCAACACTAACAAGTACAATAACAGAAAGTATCAGTCTAAACGGAGCTGATAGAGGTTCCACTAATACGCTTACTGTAGCTAGTGTCACACAGGTATTCCACAGAATAGTTACATGCCCTACAGGACAAGACACTACTGTAGCTACGTTTGCAAGCGTTGCAGACGATAGCGCAGTTTCAGGGAGTCTTGACGTAGAAGACGTTAAGTACATAAGGGTTACAAACCTAGACGGAACAAACCCAGTAAACCTTTCTTTACAGATAGATGCAGGTGAAGACGATTCAGCTGCTGACGAGTCAGCTACTATATTAATAGCTGCAGGTAGAAGCTTTATTATGGGGGTACCATCTGACGGCCTTGCCGTAAGCGATGCAAACGCAACCCTTGTAGACGCACTACACAATTTAGAATCATTATTAATAGATCCTCTTAGTAATGCAGTTACTGTAGAGGTCTTTATAGCTAGTTAAGATGAAAACCAAAAGAAAAGCAGCCGCAAGCTCACAGAAATACAGAGGTAAGCAGTCCTACGGTATAGGGGGTGCCGTTATGTCTGGAGTCAACAGCATAATGAATAAGCAAAAGCTTCTCCCCTCGCTTTTAAACGCAGGGAAGGCACTTATTGATCCTACCCCAATGAGTACAGTAACTCAAGGTTTAAAACTAGGCAGCACCATTGCTGGTAAGTCTAAAAACCCAGCGATACAAAATCTTAGTAAACTGAGTGGACTTGCAAGCACCGCCACTGGCTTCCTTGGTGGAGGCGGAGGCCAAAACTTTCTACAAAACATCGGGGGAGGCCAAGGGTTTCAAAATTTCCTGCAAAACATCCCTGGTAGGTCAGCAGCAAACGGTATGCGTGTAAAGAGCTATGATGAGGGTGGGGAGGTAGAGAAAGAACCACCTTCAGTAGCTCGCCTTTTAGAAGCTCTTGGTACTGATGACAAAAGATCTTTAAATCAACTCCTTAATCAACAGTACAGAATAGACATGAAGCGCTTAGAGCAAGAAGGAAACGAAGAACTTGACGCTGATAGAGATGAACAAAGAAGGTTAGATAAGGAATACCGAATAGATATGAGAACCCCTGAGGTGGACTCCGAAGAGGGAGACTTAGAAGAGGGGTATGATTATACGGAGGGGTCTGAGGCAAAAGAAAGAATGATGAAGTTGATTAAGAGTGGGGGACTTGGGTTAGGGGCTATTAGTGTTGCAAGCCTTGCTCCTTTGATTTATAAACTTCTTAAAAAGAAGAAAGACTCAATAGACAGTAATGCGCAATACCACAACATACTTGATCCAAGGCCTGGACCACGAGATCCATTTTTCAGACAGCCTAATCAATCAGCTAGAGGAAGAAATCAGTAGTGAGATATCTAAAGAGATATAATGAAGGCGGCAAGCTCCCACCAGGGAAACTTGGGGACCTTATGCATGCTTTAAAATATTACTCTAGCCCTAAAGGAGAACAGTACGATACATCTACCTTATTAGATGTGTTAAGTTTTACTAAAGGAGGGGAAAAAGTAATTGAACAAAAAGAAAAAGAAGAGGAAGATAGAAAAGCTGCGGAAAGAGCTTCGATGTTTGGAAGCGAGACTGCACCGTTATCATCTCCAGAATCTCAACCAGAGTTTTATTCTTTTAGAAAAGGAAAGAAAGGGGATACCAGGATAGCCGAATATAACGAAGAAAAAGAAGGTTATAACCCTGGCGCAGCTGCTCTAAATTTAAAAATACCATCACTAGAAAAGCTTGCTGGAAGAGCCCTTAAACCCTCTGAGCAAAATAAATTTAGAAAACTATTAAACGACCCTACTTTACTTAGGTATTTTATGGATATGATGGGGGAGAAGGACTTAAATTTTAGAAAAGTTAAGATTCTAAAAAATCTATCTACAGGGAAAGGAAGCGCAGGATCTAGTAAAAAAGGAGGTAAAGGATGTGTTGGTGAAGGATGTGATAATATACTTTCTGGTAAAGCTCTAAGCTGGGGGGACTATTGAACAAATTTTACTTTAACCCAAGAAGAAAAAGAAGAGACCACGCTAAAGAAGCAGAGAAAACCCGACTAAATAAAATAAAGAATGAAGCTAGAAGTAATAAGATTCAACAAAGGGAAGGATTCGACTAACGGAATACTATTCGATATAACAGATGATAAAAGAAAATTTTTATGCTATACTCTCGAAGATGAGAGCCGCACCGAAAAGGTTGCTGGAGAAACTTGCATACCTGAAGGAGAGTACCGCCTCGGTTTTAGAACTGAAGGTGGCTTCGATGCCAAGTACGCTCACAGGTTCGCTGATATACATATGGGGATGCTGGAAGTCCTTGATGTCCCTAATTTTAAATATATCCTTATTCATTGTGGTAACACAGATGAGGATACTGCGGGCTGTTTACTACTGGGTGATACGCAAGAAAACAACAACATAAAAGAAAACGGATTTATCGGGAAAAGCACCCACGCGTACTACAGGGTATACCAAGAAATCGCGGAAGCCGTAGAAAAAGAAGAAGTAACTATAGTGTATAGAGACTTCGCAAAATGTTTAATCCTCTCACAGGCGGATGTGAGTGAATTTTTTGGACAATGTTAGGACTAGGCACATCTTTATACACTCAATCATTTGTGGAAGGTGTACCTCAAGCGGCAATATTGGCTGCTTCCGTGGTTGATGCTGATGACGAAACGATTTTATATAACTTTATAATTAATGATTCCGCAACAGTGGCGGCTATAATAGATGGAAAAACTTTAGGAACGGGAAACTTAATGAACGGAACGGTAGAACTTACCGTAACAAATACCACCGCTGATCCAGATAAAACTGGGGTGAGAACCTTTAATATTTTTCAGTATCAGAACGGTAACACCAATTTTTACTTTCTTTCTGGGGCAACTAGCAATATTACTATTTCGGATACTGCATTAGGAGGTGAGTATTATGCTATAGACTTAACAACTGACGGAACAGGTAGCGATGCTTTTTTAACTGCAGGAGGAGATAATGCGGATTTAGATGCTAGCGGAGACGCAGAAGCGTACAGTTTTTCTGCGGTGTTGAAAATAGACGGTTTTCAAGATTCTTCAGCCCTTGCTTTCCCCACATCAATAGATGCCGCATAAGAATTTATAAAAAACAAAAACAATGCCAGCAAAAATAAGATATTCAGCTAACGATCCAGGTATAACAGCAGACTCAGCTATTTCATCGAAAGCTTCAAAAGGAACCGTAGGCAGTAGAACCTTCGATCAAAGCACTTCGGCTAAAAAACCTACACACAAGGATATGGGGTCTAACGCTAAGCTTTTTGGAGGTATAACTACTACGTCTTTTGACGGGGGGGATTATTTAGACCTAAGTACAGCGGAAGAATTTGCCGTATCCGAGGCGTGGCTTTGGGTTTTTGCTTTTGTAGATCTAGATACCACCACGGATTGTATCCTAGCCTACTCGTCCGACAACGGAGGGTATATAGGTATAGAGGCAGGAGGGAACGGTATAGTGTGGAAAAACAACTCCTCACGAGCTAGCGAAACCACAATAGCTACCAACAATACAGACAACAGCTCTATATCGTATAGCTTTGGTACCGACGTAGAAGTTTTAATAGTAAGCACAGCCGCAGGAAATAACTTGATAAACTTTTACAATATAGACGGTGCTTTAATAGCTACCAATGGCTCCGCCTCTGGAGCTTGCACCACATGGAACCTAGATAGGATAGGGGCAAACTCTTCTACTTCAACGGAGTTTGTTGGGGAGTTAATAGACGTAAGATTATATAATGGTAGCGGGATAGCATCACTTTCCGCTTCACAGTTTCAGGCTATAGGGAATAGGTACAAGCAATACAAAAATTAACTTTCTAATTCTCGGTAAACTCTTTGCACAAGAAGTCTTGCTTTCTGCGTTAAAGCGTATCTCACCCTATAGTTAAATTTAGTTTCGTCTCTAAAGAGATGATCTTCATATGTATTAGAGGGGGTTAGTTTATCAAAGTGTTTATATATATACCCTTTATTAGCTAAGGGATATATAAATCGGTTCTTGGTATTGTTCTTATTCATCTCCATATCGGTGGAGGCAAAATCTATGGTAAAGAACTGAAGGTCATATCCCCACAGCAAGAACTCTACCTCACTAAAGGATAGCTCAGTAGTTTTATTTATCCTCTTCTTAACTTGTTTTATCCGCTTAAGGTTATTTCTTAATATATATTTCTTATCTTGCAGTGCGAAGTCTCTGAAAAGACGCGTTTTTGGAACTCTACTTTTAGGCATTGAAATGAATTTATTACGTAAAGATATGGAAGAACAGGCATTTTTCTTAGAGATTCAACGTTTATCTATGGAGATGGATGAAATTATATACAAGCACGGGATGCAGGATAGGGTAGTTTCGATAATGGTAACGGGGCTTACAGATGAGGATTTTATGGGGAACTCAAGGTTACAGGCTATATATAGCTACAGCTTAGATTCGAGAGAAGAATTAGATAGTATATTAGACTTTATAAATAACACCTGGGATGATAGTGATACAAAAAGCAACACAGGATATGACGGTATAGACGACCTACTAGACGGAACAGGAATAGAATTAGAATAAAATGGAAGGACTTATTAGAAAAATTGTGGTCGGAAGAGACCCTAAAGACGGTATGGCTTACTATATTGGGATGAGAGCAGGGGCAGGCAAGGTAAGCACAATAGTACAGGATGATCGACATCTGTCTAAATATGGGAAGAATAGATACCTTGTATATATGCAAGACGAAGAGGGTGCCCAGACTCTATGGAAAGCTATAGACGGGATGCCCTGTATGTTAGAATTTAATTGTAACTTTTAGATTATGAGCGAAAGCAAAGGACTAGGTGATTCCGTAGAGAAACTAACGCGGCGCCTAAAAATTAAACAACTACTTGATGCCCGTAAAAAAAGAACAGGGAAAGACTGCGGGTGTTCTAAGCGTAGAGATAAATTAAATAAAATGTTCCCATACAAAACATCTAAAAATGAAGACGTTTAATCTATTCGTCGTTAAATTAGAAAACAGGCTTAAAGATACTATTACCTCAGAAAGTGGATTTGAGTTGTACCTAGATGCTAAGTTTGACGACTTCAATAACAGAACGACAGAAGGACCCGTAGTATGTGTGCCGTTTAAATACGACACAGGTGTAGAGGTAGGAGATACATTATACTTCCATCATCTAGTAGTCCTGGGCGGGGATAATAACGGGCAGATATTTACCGAGGAAGACAACACGTATATAGTAAACTACGATCCTGACCACGCAATTTCTAATCAGGCCATAGCATATAAGAGCCAGAAGGACGGGAAGATACGGTGCCTAACGGGATGGTGTTTATTGAAATCAGTGGAGCAGGAGGAACTGACTCTTCAGTCCGACCTCATAGAGATAGTAGATCTAACAGAGAAACTCCCAACCAAAGCAGAGGTAGTATATACATGTAAAGAAGCCGATGAGATAGGTGTTCTACCTGGAGACGTAGTGGGGTTTAAACAAAATAGAGATTATCGTATAACTATAGACGGGGAGGAATACTACCGCACCCGTGCAGAAGATTTAATGTATGTCGAAATATAAATTTACTACAATAAGCGCCTCCGAAAGACTTATGCAGAGTATGGAGGTAGCTATAGATAATATGATTGAAGAGATTAAAAAACCTGTAGACCCTGAGATAAATGGGAGTGCACGTAAAGCAGAGCTTCAGTCTATAAAGCAAACCGCTACGGATTGTAAAGAACTAATTGTTGAGAGACAAAGGTTATCTCAGATGGTTAAAGATTTAAAAGACAGTGGGGAGATAAGCGGTGCACGGGATTATTCTGGCGGGTTTGCTGAAAGATTCTCAAAATGAAAAGGTGCTGCAACTGTAAGAAACTAAAAGAGGAGGATGAGTTTTATCTTCATGGCTGCGGGGTAAAAAGATGGAACGATTGTAGGGAGTGTGTGTCTACAAAGACTGCCGTAAGGAAAAAGAAGATATATGCTTGGGTAGATAACTATAAATCTGCTATGGGGTGTGAAGTATGTGGCGAAACGGATAAGAGGTGTCTACAACTCCACCATCGAAAGTCTTCTAACAAAAAGAAAAGCGTAGCCACCCTTATAGGTAAAGGGTACATATTTAAAACGGTTAAGGCTGAAGTAGGGAAATGTGAGGTGCTGTGTGCTAATTGCCATTCTATACACCATTATGATGATCGTAGGTCTGGTAGCTGGGGTGCGGGGCAGTATGACTATGAAGCTCCAGAGCAAGAGAGCGCACCTATGGCTGAACAACTAAAACTTTTCCTTAACTTTGTGGAGGAATGAAATTAGCAAAAAGAAATTATAAAAAAGAGTATAGCAAGTTTCAGTCTTCACGCGCACAGAAAAAAAACCGCGCACTCAGAAACAGGAACAGAAGAAGGCTCACAAGAAAAGGGCTAGTAAGGAAAGGGGATGGGATGGATATACACCATAAAGGAAATAGGGTGAAAGTTATGAAAGCCTCTAAGAATAGAGGCATAGCAGAGAAATCAAGATTGCGCGGCTCAAAGCGTAAAAAAATTAAATAAAATGTCAAAGTATATATGCAACTGCTTAGATCACGAAGAAGAGATCAGCAAGGTAACTATGTCAGTAAAAGATGGTAAAGTGGTAAGCTCCGCTCAATGTCCGTGTGGTCAACCTATGGATCCCGCCACGCCTAAAACTGGATTTCCCTCCTTGGGGAGAATGAATAGCAATGGTAGTAGCTACTAATGTCCGTACTATTAGACGTTAAGGAATATGATACTCCCGCGATTAAAATTTGCCCCAATGGTACGGAAGGTGAAATTATTGAACTCGGTAGTCTACTCATTTGTCTTCCAAAAAGGCCGCCTAAGAAAGAAATTTTCGGATATAAAAAATCAAACGCTCTGCAAGTGTGGGAGAGGATACCTCTGCCGAAGGAACTGTCTCGTATTAGTTCTATGGATGAGTGGGAAGAAATGCCGAGAGAGTTCCGAGCGAGGTTTCGTCCGTATATCGAAGAAGAGTTTAGGCGTAGGCGTGAGGGTTTTTGGTTTTATAACGACGGTGAACCTATATATATTACGGGGCGGCATTACATGATGCTCCAATGGACGAAGCTAGATATTGGGCACCCTTACTTTTTAAACTTTCAACGTGAGATATTTTTACATATGGTTGCTTGCGAGACTGATCCTCGTTGTATTGGTCAGCTTTATACTAAGTGCCGTCGTTCTGGTTACACCAATATATGCTCTGCTGTACTTGTGGATGAAGCTACGCAAGTTAAAGATAAACTTATGGGGATACAGTCGAAGACGGGAAAGGACGCGCAGGAAAACATATTTATGAAGAAGGTGGTTTATATGTTTAGAAACTACCCTTTCTTCTTTAAACCCATACAGGACGGTACCACCAACCCACGTATGGAGCTGGCTTTTAGAGAGCCATCAAAAAGAATAACCAAAAAAAATAAAACCTCCCAGACTGGAGAGGCTCTGAACACGGTTATAAATTGGAAAAATACAACTAACAACGCATATGACGGGGAGAAGTTACACCTGTTGTATCTAGACGAAGCAGGAAAATGGGAAAGACCTACAGATATAAAGGACGCATGGAGGATTCAGAGGACGTGTTTGATCGTCGGAAGAAAAATCGTGGGGAAGGCTCTGGTCGGAAGCACGGTAAATCCAATGGACAAAGGTGGGAGGCAGTACAAGGATCTATGGAAGGACTCAAACCCTTTAGAAAGAAACGCAAACGGTAGAACGGTAAGCGGATTGTATAGGTTGTTTATACCAGCCCAGGACTCCCTAGAGGGTTTTTTTGATATATATGGTAAACCTATTACAAGTGATCCAGAGAATGTGGTTGAAGGAATAGACGGGGAGAGTATATCTATTGGGTCTAAGACTTATCTAAAGAATGAAAGAGCATCCCTAAAGCACGACCCTTCGGAGCTGAACGAGGTTACGAGGCAGTTCCCTTTTACGGAGGACGAAGCTTTTAGAGATAGTATAGAGGGTAGCTTGTTTAACATAGGTAAGATATATCAACAGATAGAATATAACGATGAGCTTTTCCCAAACCCCGTAGTTAGAGGTAACTTTATATGGAAAGAGAAAGATAAAGAGGCTGTTTTTAGCGCCGATGTAAACGGGAGGTTTAGGGTTAGCTGGTTACCACCAAACGAACAGCGCAACGTAATAAAAACCGATAGAGGTAAAAAGGTTGCACCGTTTGCAGACAGAGGATGTGGGGGAGTTGACTCGTATGACCTAGACGCTACACTAGATGGAAGAGGGTCTAAAGGGGCTCTTCACCTGTATAACAAATTTCATATAGATAACCCTTCAAATATGTTTGTTGTGGAGTATGCTTCGCGCCCAGATCTGGCTAAGATATTTTACGAAGATGTCTTGATGGCATCCTTTTTTTATGGGTACCCACTCTTAGTGGAGAACAATAAGTATGGTATAGTAAGATACTTTGAATCAAGGGGTTATGACGGTTACTTAATGGACCGACCAGAACACCTTAAGGGGGCCTCTTCTACCGCAAACGTAAAGACCAAAGGTATACCTTCAAACTCTCAGGATGTGATACAAGCGCATGCGCACGCCATAGAAGCTTACGTGCATGACCATGTAGGGATTAACTACGATTCTGGAGAGATGGGGAAGATGTATCTTAATGATACAATGGAGGATTGGATAGGATTTAAAATAGATAAAAGAACAAAATTTGACTTAACGATTAGCTCAGGGTTAGCCCTTTTAGCAGCACAAAAAGCTAAACCTAAACCTAGAACAGACTTCACTGAACAGAAGTTCTTTAGGAGATATGATGTAATCGGATGATTCACTATATTTGCATAATATGTATGGACACGACGACGTAAATAAAAAAAATGGATTCCCCGATCCATTAGCAGATCAACAAACAAAAGAGTCCACTTCATATGGACTTCAATACGCTAAAGCTATTCATTCCCAGTGGGGGAAGATGAATGAGCCTTCATCGTTGTTTGGTAAAAGGAACAAGATATTTGAGAGAAATAGGGATTATGCCAACGGCACCCAAGACACAAGTATATATAAGCAGCTGCTTAATTCCCTCTCCCCAAACAAAGGGGACGGTAGTCTTCTAAACCTAGACTACACACCTGTACCTATCCTACCTAAGTTTGTTAAGGTGGTGGTAAATAAGATACTTTCCAGAGACCCATACCCAAATTTAGAATCTGTAGATCCTTTGTCTTCTTCTGAAAAAAACAAGAAAAAGGAGAAGATTAAAATGCAAGTAGAGGCCAGGGAACTGCTTCAGTCTTTAAAGGAAAAAACTGGGGTTGTTTTAGATATGGACCCTGAGGAGATACCCTCTACGTTAGAGGAGGCCGAGATTTTTATGGATACAAACATAAAAACTGATGCAGAGATAGCTGCGCAGATAGGTACAAACATGACCTTAGCCTGGAGCAATTTCTCCGACACAACATATAGAAGGGCTGTTAACGACTTAGTGGCTTTAGGTATGTCCGTGGTAAAGAGGAAGAACGACCCAAATAAAGGTATTAAGCTTGAGTACGTAGACCCTATATCTTTCGTACATAGCCATACGGAGGATCCAAATTTTCAGGATATAGTATATGCGGGGGACGTTAAGAGAATGCCTATACATGAATTAAAAAGATTAGCGGGGGATGAATTTACCGAAGAGGAGTTTAAGAAGATTGCCGAAAAGGTTAAGAATAAGCAAGGTAACGATACAGGGAAGCTAAGTCAAAGTCATTATGACGAAAGGTTGCAGCGTACGCAATACGGGTATGATGAATACATGGTGGATGTTTTAGACTTTCAGTTTGTGTCTGTAGATTCTATGTATTTTGAGGAGAAAGAGAGTAGACACGGAAATAGCGGTTTCTACTACAAAGGATTTGAATATAAAGAGAAATCAGGTAGCGTATACGAGCGCACCCCACATAAGATGGAAATGGCTATCGTTTATGGGGGTAGCTATGTGTTAGGTACGGACCATGTGTTTGGTTATGGGCGTCAAAAAAATGTACCTAAAAACGTACACGATATATCTGAGGCTAAACTTTCTTACTCTGTGTCGGCAACGAACATGAGGCGCATGATGCCTAAATCTATGGTTGAGAGCTGCACAGGATTTGCCGATATGCTCCAGCTAACCCACTTAAAGATTCAGCAGTCGATAGCTAAAGCTAAACCAGACGGGTTGATTATAGATATAGAAGGGTTAGAAAATGTACAACTAGGAAAGGGTGGGGAGCTACAACCTCTGGAGTTACACGATATATACGAGCAAACGGGTGTATTCTACTACAGAAGCAAGAACCCAGAAGGCGGTTTCCAAAATCCACCAGTACGTGAGATAGGTAATACCATAAGGAATATAAACGAGCTTGTTGGTTTGTACAACCATTATATGCAGCTTATTAGAGATACTACGGGGATAAACGAAGCTATGGATGCTTCGTCACCTAAAGGTGATGCACTTGTAGGGGTTCAGCAGCAAGCTATTGCCGCAGGAAATAACGCTATATATGATATAACCAACGCATCTATGATGCTCTTTAAACGTGTATGTCAGGATGTAGTTAAGTGTTTGCAGATAATCCCTATCGAGTCGGTGCTATATAAGGTGTACACCAATGCTATTGGGGAAGAGAATATGAACGTTCTTTCTTCCTTCAAGGACCTTTCCATGTATAACTTTGGGGTTCAGGTAGTTAAGGAGATGGAGGATGAGGATAGACAATTCCTAGAGCAGAATATACAGATGGCTCTGCAGCAACAGCAGATAGATCTAGAGGACGCTATGTCCGTTAGGGCATTAAAGGACGTTAACCAGGCCGAGAGACTTCTTATTATACGTAGGAAGAAAAGGATGACCGAGCAACAGCAGATAGCACAGCAAAATTCTGAACAGCAAGCTCAACAGGCAGCCCAGGCTACCCAGCAAGCTTCTGAATCTAGGATGCAGGAGCTTCAGGTTCAGGCTCAAATAGACACACAGGAAATACAGCTTAAAGCTCAGCTAGAGATGCAGTTAACTCAGATGAAACATGAGTTTAACAAAGAGATAGAAACTATACGTGCTCAGGCCACTTTAGGATTTAAAGAAGACGATCAGGAGTTCAAAGAGAAGCTAGATGTACTTAAAGAAGACAGAAAAGATGAGCGTCAGGTAGCTCAAGGAGATCAACAGATGGCTATGAAACAAATGGACCAACAACCTGAGGGTCAACAACAAATGATTTGATATGGCAACAAAAAAAGTAAACTTAGATGAATCTCAAAGGTTAGATATTACTGTCCGTAGAGGAGATTCGTTTTCTCTTGTAATCACTTTTAAAAACTCTGCAGGTACAGCTCTCGCTTTAACAACTTTAGGTTACGAGTGGCAAATGGAGGTTCGTACCCCTCAAAACAATCAGCTTTTATCTAGCATGGTTCTAGCAAGCTCTAATACGTTAGGTACTACGCAGATGACTTCAGCAGGAAACGTTGCTTTGCTAGAAGATTTTGTTACAGATGATGATGGAAAATTAACAATATCTGCTGGCTATCTCGCTATGAAAGAAGTTCCTCAGGGAGTGTATGTTTATGATCTTCAGTATAAAGACCAAAGCACTTCCCCAAATACAGTTAAAACGGTACTAAGAGGTAATTTTATTGTTAACCCAGATGTAACAACCTCTCACTCGTAATGAGTTTAGCTGTATATAACATAACACCAGCCAGCGTATCGGTAACGAAAGCAAAAAATTTGCAATTAACGGCAACAATAGGTTCTTCTACGGCTTCTTTAACATTAAGATCTCACTCCGCTGTTTTTACCCAAGAGGGGAGAGCTTCTATAGCTCCATCTAGGATGATTTTTACTTTTGAGGATCAAAAAAGCTTAATCTTTACATTATGAATACGCTAAAGAAAAACAAAGGGGGGAAGCTTACGATCTCCGATAATAAGGTAGAAGTAGCCCCTCCCAAGGGCTACCACTGGATGGAGGATCGTGGTAGGTATTTTCTTATGAAAGGAGATTATGCACCGCATCCAGGCGCAGTAGAAAAAGCAAAGTTTAAAACAGCAAACCATGGCAAGTAAAAAAAGAAAAGGCTTATGGGCGAATATAATGGAAAAGAGAAAAAGAGGGGAGTCACCAGCTAAACCAGGTGAAAAAGGCTACCCTTCAAAAAAATCGTGGAAGAAGGTTACGTCTCTTGGTTACGGGGGTAAGGTCAAGGTCGTTAAAAAAAAGAAACGTAAATAATAACTATATTTGCATATAAACAAAATTAAAAATGGCAACGACAGCATCAATATCACTAAGTAGCGACATAACTGGCGATGCGCTTAGCATAAGCGAAACAGCAACTTTAACAAAGTCTGGATCTAATGTTACTAATCTTGATCAGTTTACTGGGGTTAATACAGTGTACTACGCTGCTGCACAGACTGAGACTAACATAATAGCAGCTGCTGACTACCCTGATACCACTGTAGCTCATAAGGTATACATAAGAAACGCAAATACCAGCACAACTTGCACCGTTGAGGTAGATATTGATTCAACAGCAAATGAGCCTTTAGGTAAATTATACTACAACGATTGGTGCTTTTTCCCATGGATGGGTACAAAAGACATAGACATCTCAACCAATGAAGTTGGTGTAACTGTAGAGTTTGCTGTTATATCTCAATCGGTAGCATCATAATATAAGACAATGGCAACAACAGCAACATTCACATTAAGCACCCCAGACTTTACAGGTGGGGGTTCGTTTTCTGTAACAACCACCTTATTAAAGGCAGGCACAAGTACTGGAATAGATCAATTCACAGGTATTGCAAGAGTCTACAAGGACGCCGCAACAGCTGATATATCTTTAGTTGCTGCTAGTGATTATGCAGATAACAAGTCTCACAGACTTTACGTAAAGAACACATCTACCACCGCCGCAGACACTTTCGTTCTTATGGAGGTGGGTAGCAATGAACCTATAGGTAGATTATTTCCAGGTGACTGGATGTACATACCTGTTGACGGGACAGAAGATATTAAAGCCACAACCTCAGCCGTTGGCATGAGCTTTGAGTGGGGGTTATTTCACGAAGGATAATAAACAGGTAAATGGCAACAGTAACAGCATCATTAAGTTTAACTAGCGCGGACCTTACAACTAACGGCCTTGCTGTATCAACTAGCACTAATTTAGTTAAGGCTGGCACAAAGAAAACTGGGCTGTCGCAAACTACGGGGGTAGCCACAAGAACTACATCATTTGCAAGCGCTGGTGTTATTGACAGTAGTGTTTTATATCGCGGGGATGATTACACAGCGGATGGTGCAAACAAGGTGTACTTAAAAAATTTATCTAACGTTGCATCAGAATATTTTACGGTATATTTAACTGGAAGTGGAGGAACGGACGGTGACGGTGTAACGGAACTAGGCAGATTATATGCAGGGGATTTTGCATTTTTTCCATGGAACGCAACAGGGGGAACAAAGGAAACTTTTATAGCTACTATAGCAAACACCTGGGCAGCTGGAGATACCTGGGAATTTGACGGTGTAGAGATTACCGCTGCTGATTCTACGGTTGCTAATATAGCTACACTGATAGATGAAGCTCATTTTCCTAACTGGGTAACTTCAAGGTCTACCGCAGCTGTAACCTTTGTTGCTAGATATGCTCAAGACGCTGGTACAGTTGTAACAGCTACAGCTGATATAACAGTAGTTACCGCTGGGGATGGAGACTCTGTGGTGTCAAGTTCTGCATTAGGAACAAAATCTTTGTCGGACATATGGATTAAACCAAGTGTTCATACGGAGATAACACTAGAACACCTCTTAATACACGAATGATGGGGAATGTAACAACAACATTAAGAATTTCATCTGCCGACGTTTTAAGCACGTCTGTGGATATAACCGTATTGGCTAACCTAAATGCCGATAGCGGTACACTAAGTAGGGCTAAAGTTGTTAAAACCGCGGTAGATGCAAATGCATTAGAAGTATATACAGTAAATGATAAATCAGAATCGGCATACTTATACTTAAGGAATTTGGAAACAGAAAAAGAAAATTACGTATATGTATATAATGATACAGACAGCGACGGATTAGTAGCAAAGGTTGGTGGAGGAGAATTTTGTTTTATCCCAGTAGCAGTAGATAAGGGTTACAGAGTATACGGGACAAGAGTAGACTCCATGGTGGAGTTTGCTGTATTCGGTTTAGACAGCTCAGCTGCAGGACCATTCAATCAGAGCTAAATAAAATAAAGACATGGCAACATTAGCAAATCAAGGAATGGCCAGCCAAATGGCTTTTGGACAACACGGTTGTGCTTTCATAGATGATGATGATCATTTTTTAATACCGCCCGATGGGATGGTTGTGGTCGCTATTCAATGTTTAGGGGATACGGAGTTTGACACTCTTACCGCGGAAGACCCTACGCGGTTTATGAATACGGCATCTGCGGCACACGGTATCGCAAGTCAGGCGGTGCACGGGTCTGGAGGTTCTGCCAGATACTTAAATAGTCAGTATGTTTTTATGGCTGCTACGGCAACAGCTTCGCTTGGGGACTCTGTATATTCTGATGCTGGAGTGTTTCTAGCCAGGATAGCTGAGAAAGGCACGCTGGTTGCTACAGATGGAACACCACTTTCTTCGGATTTGGCCATTAAACTAGATAGAGGAGTTGTGATAGCGGATGGTGCCACTTTGTTGTTTGCAAATAAAGGTCAAGGTGGTGGAGGTCACACTCTAGCTACAGCAAACGTATTTCCAAAAGGAATGACCATATATGGGAGGTGGGCCGCTGTTAGTCTTGCTGCTGATCAGAACTCAGATGGAGCTGTATGTTACTTTGGCCCAACTTATAGCCCAGTATAAACGCTTAGGCTTAAATAGAAAACAAATAATTTAATATAATGGAAGAACAATTTGAAAAAGTGGAGATTTTTGATACTCCCGAACAACTTGCTGCCTCTATGCAGGCAGACGCACAAACTACAACCACAGAGGAGGCTCCACAGCAGGAGTCTCAACCTGTTTCTGAACCAGACGTTCAGGAGCAACCGCCTCAGGAGACTCAGCCAGAGGTAGAGACTCAGCCAGAGCAACAGCCTCAGGTTGAACAACAAGAAACTAATGCTCCGCAGGAAACTGTAGAGCAACTACAATATTCAGAAAATCAGATAGAAGAGGCGGTGTTCTCGTACATGAGCGAAAGGCTCGGAAGGAACGTTACCTCTATGGATGATTTTGTGAACACCCCGCAGGAGCAAGCACCTCTTGATGAAAGAATCGCCGCGATAGCAAACTTTGTCGAAACGACAGGGCGCACACCGCAGGATTGGTTTAAGTATCAGTCATTAAATCCTACCGAAATGGGAGATTTAACAGCCGTAAAGGTTGACATGGCATCAAAGTACCCTAACCTATCTAATGACGAAATAAATCTTCTCATTAAGAATAACTACAAGTCGGACGTTGAAACTCACGGTGAGGAGCAAGTCCAGCTTTCGCAACTGCAACTTAAAATAGATGCTGAGACTGCACGTAAAAACATCTCTGAGATTCGACAAAAATATTCGGCCCCAGAGGTACAGCAAGCTCAGCAAGAATCTTTTATTAATGACGATTGGATTGGACAGATGTCCAGTGAGGTAGATCAGTTAACTGGGTTGGAATTTGACCTAGGTAACGATAAATCATTTACCTTCGGACTAGACGACAATTACAAGTCACAACTAAAAGATAAAAACACAAGGTTAGAGGAATACTTTGATGAATTTGTCCGACAGGACGGAAGCTGGGATTTCGATGCCCTTTCTTCACACAGAGCCGTTATTGACAATATCGACCAGATCGTAAGCGCAGCTTACAAACAAGGTATGGGTGATGGTCAAAGAGGTTTAGTGGATAAAGCGGCTAACGTATCTACCGCTTCCCCAAATCAGGGAACAAACTCTAATCAATCTAATAACCCACTTGCAGAGCAAGTGAAAGACATCATGAGGAACAACTCCTCTAAGATGACATTTAACATTTAAAAAATAAGAAAAAATGGCTAGTATAGGAACAACTAGAGGGACTAATATTCCAGTTTTGGACGGCGCAGCAGGTGAATTTAGAATCACACCTGAAGCGTACACAACTGTAGATTCTCTTATAAAAACAACTAAAGATGAGGTAATGCCTAACCTCGTTGAGACTTACGGTGATCAAGGTATCACTGGATTTCTTAAACTAACAGGGGCAATTAACAGCGGCGGATCGTCTGACCAGATTGACTGGTGGGAGGCAGGTCGTCGTCACAAGACGTTAGCATACACATCTGCCGCAGCAATATCTTCTGATACTAAGTTTTTAACAATTAACGACTCTGTTGTAAGAGCTGGAGTTCAGGCCAACGACGTCCTTATGGACAAAGAAACGGGCGCTCGTTTTGTGGTTAAATCTGGTGGATACGGTACAGGAAACGAAGTAGATGTTATTTTAGCAAAACTAGACGGAAGTGTAGTTACTGAAGATACAGATATTGACACGGATTCAGATGGAGAATTTATCAGACTTGGTAACATGTACGCTCAGGGAACTAACCAGCCTACAGCATTCGACGACTTCAATGCAGTGAGAAAGTCTAACCCATTCATGATCGTTAAAGATCGTTATGAGGTTAATGGATCACAAGCTACGAATATCGGTTGGGTAAATGTAGGCGGCGGTGAGTACCGTTGGTTTATGAAGGGTGAACAAGAGGCCCGCGCTCGTTTTGAGGATCGTCGTGAAATGATGATGCTTCTAGGGCAGCAGCGTGGCAATGACTCTATTGTTGGTGCAGGATTAGATAACGAAATTGCTGGTTCTGAAGGTTACTTCGCGGCTATCGAGGATCGTGGAATCCAAGTATCTAACGCAAACGCTAACCCGCTAGACTCTTTCTCTGAGTTTGACGATATTATCATGGAGCTTGATAAGCAAGGTGCACCATCTGAGTACGCTATGTACGTTAACAGAAAGCAAGACCTAGCTATCGACGATATGTTAGCATCAGGTGTTGCAACAGGTGTTACTGCTGGTTTACCAGGACAGTTTGGAGCATTCAATAACTCAGCTGATATGGCTGTTAAGCTTGGATTTAAGTCTTTCACTCGTGGAGGATACACATTCCACAAGCACGATTGGAAGCTATTGAACGACCCAACTCTTCTAGGAGCATCTAACTACGTACAGGGGGCTATGATTCCTTTGTCACAGGTTACTGACGCACGTAGCGGAATGAAGGCACCAGCCTTAGCTATGTACTACAAGGAGGCTAACGGGTACAACCGTGAGATGGAGCACTGGGTAACTGGTAGCATCTTGGGTCACACTAACAACGGAGATGTAGGTACAGATAATGCTGTATTCCACTACCGTTCTGAGATCGCTTTATGTACTCGCGCAGCGAATCAACACGTAATGATTAAGGGATAATCGTTTATTTACTAACTATTAAAACTTAAAACATTATGGAAAGATTCTTATATTTCAAAGACGGAGCAAACGACGCTTACGCAAATAGCGTAAACAATCTTTTAGCTATTCAACAAACAGGAGACACTACAGTTACTTTAACTTTTGTAGCTAGAAGTGGCGATGTTGCTGTTGATACCGTTGCTTTAACTATAACGGACGAAAAAGAAGTAGCAGTTTGTGAAGGTATCATCAATTCTATTAACCACTCAACAGATCCTTTTGTTGTGGTGTTTGACAATGTATCAGGTGATAAAGTTCATTCAGACATTTCTGCTTCTGCTATTACGTTAGATTCATTAGCTGATTAATAATATTTAAAAACTAAAAAACATGAAATTTCTTAGATACAGAGATGGCGAAAACACTTTAGAGTATAGGCCAGTTAATAGACTTTTAGGTATTAGCGATACGGTAAATGATGAAATTCAACTTTACTTTAAAGCAACGACAAATGATCCAGACGATGTGGATTATGTTGATTTAAGTGTGTTGAATGAAAATGAAACGGGAGTAATTAGAGCTATTGTTGAAGCTATCAACAGTGGTGCTTCTCATATTGTAACTGTTGCTGACGATCATACTTCGGATTATATCCACCCTGATCTTGACGCTGTAGTTGCTATTGCAGCAGCATCTGATGCTAACCCATCATAACAATTAAAACGTAAATTGGGCTTCGGCCCTCTTTACACTTAACTTTTTAAAAACAAAAAAACAAAAATTAGAAAATATGAATGAATTAATTCTTTCAAAGCTTGAAGCTGGCCAGGTTAAAGGCCCTTGTACGGCAATGAAGGCTACTGCTGGAACGGATATTGCAGACAGCACAGCCGCGTTAGCGATGGACGCTACATATGTCAACAAGGTTACTTTTTCCGCGCTTGACGGGGCTGCAAAAACTGTAACACTCCCCACATTTACAAATGTTGGAGACATTGTTATCATTATGCAAAAAGTCAGCCTTGTAGGTAGTGGCGTACTCACTATTGACTGTGGCGGATCTCAAAGTTTTGACACTGGAAGTTATGCTTTTTGGGCTGATGGCTCTGACGTAGCTACAGTTGATACTGCTACTGCTGGTGAGACTAAAGTTGTCTTAACTGGTGAAGCATCAAATACTGGTACAGGAGCTGGAACTTGCGCAAAATTCACCTATTTAGGTGACGATAAAATTTTGTGTCAAGTTCATGGTAATCGCTTAGGTACTGGCGGAGGAACTATGGCTTTTGCGGCATAGCTCTTTATAATCTACTACAAGAAAGGCCCTTCGGGGCCTTTTTTATTTGTTGTATATTTGCGTTGTAAATTTAATCCAATGAAAAAATTCTTGCAGTTTATAGATGCAGCTGATGATGCAGCCACATATCCCGCCGATAACCTTATCGCTATGACCGTGGGGTCTGACGCTACGCTTATATTAAAGTTTTCCCCTGGGTCGTTAGGTTTAGGGCAGGCCGCAAGTTTAGATTTTGTTACGCTGACGATTACCGCAGACTCAGAAAAAGTGGTTATGAAGGCTATAGGCGATGAAATAAGCCTTGGGGACACCCCAACTATAGTGGTATGCGACGACGTAAATAGTTTATTTTTACATTCTGATATAGCCTCGTGTACAATAACCCTTGATGCTTAATGAAGTTTTTTGAATTTATACAGGGAGAGGTTAACGAATCAAGCATAAAAGCTTCCGATACGGGAGTAGGGCTATCCGTGATTGTAATCCCCGTAAACAGCCTGGCCTTTATGACGGCGACAAAGGGGGCTATTAATTTTACATTTAATAACACCAGCATATATGAGCAATCCGCTCTATTCCCTGGGGAGGCGGTAGAAAAAACCAATATACGCGTATCATGTATAGCGGGTAAAGAGGTGTCGCTTATAGACGATATAACTAAGTTTATAACCTCTAAAACAACCACGCAGGTTATGAAGTTTGATGTAACTAATAAATCTTCTACATTTAAAAAAGCAGTTGTAGGGGGTGTTGAAAATATTGTATCTAAGGTCGTTGTAAACCCCACCAATATGACTTCTGGGGAAATTAGTAAGGGAGATCCCGCTAAGGTGTTTACGGATGTTATAGGGGAGATATACTTTGGGGATAACAAACCTTCTTTAGATTTTAACCATGAAGGGTTAGCGAAATATAGTAACGGTGACGAGATAACCTCTTGGAATAACGCAGGTACTCTAGGTAGTACGCACAGCATTGTTGCTAACGTAGGGGATCCTCAGGCTATTACAGAATTTACGGCTACAAGAGGTTTATCAAGAGTGAGTGCATCTATAGCTTTAGATGATTATTTTGTTGTACCAAACGCCTATAAGGTGAGCGGAGCTTACACAATATATATGTGCTTTAGACCTAACACTGACGATGATTCCCTCGGCGTAATATATGGTGACGATAGCGGAGACACTATGGGGATGTGTTTTGGTAACGCTGTGTATGATGCTAACGGCGGTATAGAGAAAGCTGAGGGTAAGCTTAGCACGTTTAAGGTAAGGCACGATGGGAGGACAGGAGAGCCAGCTTTTGCACCTACGGGTGGTTCTGATAATGGCTCAGTGCCCTATAACTTTCCCGAAAACTATATTGACATAGATTCGGGTGAAACATGCCACGTATTTGTTATACGTAGAGATCACGACTTCAACATGTACCTACATAGCCGTACAGGGGATTTAGTTGGATTTATACCTCGATTTAGAACAGACGATACTATTGACGGTAGAATAACCTCCCTTGATGGTATGACCGACGGAGAGCTTCTTATTGAACAGATAGGGTCTGGTGGGGGAATTGTAACTACGACTGGAAGAGGCAAAAGCTTTAAAGGCTTTATCACAAGGTTTGGCGTTATTGAGAAAGACATAGGTACCAATGCGGCGGCTACGCTAGCAACGGACCTTTTTAATTTATATAATTTTTAATTTAATTTATTATGACACAGAAAGTCAAAGCGGCCCCTGAGCGCCCAAAAGCTCAAACCAAAGTTGCCCCGCCAGTTGTGCAGGCACCGCCTACTAAAAAACGTAACCTAAAGCGTAAAGAGACTGTCCTTTACCACGCAGAGTACGAAATCCCAAAGAATGCAGGTATAGTATATATGCTACCGCAGAAGGGGATTACCGTGTATGATAGTGATCTAGACACCGTACGCGAGATGCGCTATTGTCCTAACGAGCCCTCTATATGGGCAGATGAGCAGGGAGATAACGCCCGCAAGGAAACGGTAGCGTTCAGAGAAGGTAAACTATTCGTACCTAAAGACAAACCTAATTTACGTAAGTTTATGGATCTACACCCTATGAATATAAGCAATGGGGGAAAAATCTTTAAGCAGGTAGATAAAAAGCAAGATGCGGAGAAAGAGCTTAAGAGAGAGTTTCTTCTTTCAGAGGCGGTCACTATGGTTCGGGACAAGGATGTTAATGAGCTTCTACCTATAGCTCTATACTTCGGTGTAAACATTAACACGCCCGTAAGTGAGATACGATACAATCTACTGAATATTGCGAAGAAGCGCACGGAAGAATTTATCCAATCGTTTGACTCTCCGCAGGTTCAGGTTAGATCGAGCATACAGCAGGCTAAGGATTACCAGATACTCAACCTTAAATCTGACGGTTGTTACTGGTTTGATTCAAACAAGCTTATCGTTTCTGTACCTGTAGGTGTAGACGCTATGGACGTTATGGTAAGGTTTTGCCTTACCGAAAAGGGATCCCCTGTACTATCTACTATCGAGGATAGATTGGACAGACTGGGATAAACTCATGATACGATGAAAGGGAGCCGCCATATTAGGCGGCTTTTCTTTTTCGTATATTTGCTGTATGGCTAGTATAGTACTTGTATATGACACATTAAAGAACCTTGCTAATAAAGAGCAGAAGGGGTATATAACCCCTAGGGTTTTTAATTCGTTTGCTCATATTGCTCAAATGAATATATTTAATGAGCTTTTTTCTGAGCTTGTTGATGCAAAGAAACTATCTAGACAGGGTTTTGAATTGGGACGGGATAAATCGGTTAGAAAGCAAAAACTAGAGGATTTATCATATTTTGTGAAAAAATCTATAGCAAGCTCTCAAAATAATATATTTCCTAAGCCTGTTGATATGTCTAGGGTTATATCAATAAAAATTAGAGATGTTTTGCAAAACGTTGGGGTTTCAGAAAACATAAGCGTAAACTCATGCGAAATTCTATACGACCCTGAAAAAGCAAATCATATACTTGGGAGCAACCTATCTACACCCACGCGCGATTTTCCCGTTGCTTTAGTTGCAGATGAAATAGAGGTTTTCCCTGCAAGTGTTAACGAAATAGAGATTATGTATTATAGGGTTCCAGGTAGTCTTGATTTTAATAACAACTATTCTGGAAGCTTGTTAGGGAATACTTCAGTAGCGATGAATGCATCTATGATGCCACCATTTTATGCGGAAGTTTTTACCCCTGTTAATCCAGCAGTCGGAGGAGGAACGGGAGGGACAGGTTACGATTTGGGGTCGGGATTACCCGACTACTCTTCTTTGAGAGATTTTATGCTTCCAGACCATCTTGTACCAGAAATAGTAATGGAGATGGCTAAATTATTAGGGGTTCGATTACGAGATCCTAATATTCAAGCCTTTGCATCACGAGAAGAAGCCGCTGAATAATGAGTATGAACAAAGTAAAACTTAGCCAGATTATACGTGATTTTATAATCACCTTAGATCATGACGACTATGTATCTAATGCATCTGATGTTGCTATAAGAAACATAGCCCTCCGAGGGATACGTGAGATAGGATTTGATATAGGTAAAAAGATACGCTCTATTAAATTAACTGTTGAATCAAATGACACGGTAACTTTACCTGACGATTACGTAGATGTAAGTAAAATAGGGATTATTGGGGAGGATGGAATTATTAGAGCCTTAAATCACAACAGCAATCTTAACTATTCACAAAAATATGAGGTGGATAGCGATGGTGATGCCACTAACGAAACAAACGACAGTGACGAAGGACCGCTTAATATAGAAAACAACATTGTTCTGGATAGACAAGATGATAAAACATCTACTTCTAGTTCAGACGCTGATGATTTCAACGCGTTCATTTTTGAGAATTATATTTTTCAAGGAGGGACAGGACGTTTGTATGGGGTAGGTGGTGGTTCTGGCCCAGGTGAATATAGGATTAACTTAGATCAAAACAGAATAGAGATTGCGTCTAACAGTAATTTCACTCAGTTGGTTATGGAGTATGTAGCTGATGAAGCTAGATCTACAGACCCAGAAGTTCATGTATATGCTGAAGAGGCATTAAGATGTTATATATATTATAAACTATGTGAACGGAAAGCAAGCGTACCAGCCAATGAAAAAGGAAGGGCGCGTTCTGAGTATTATAACGAAAGAAGAAAAGCTAACGCTAGATTAAGCACATTTACTAAGTCTGAAGCTCTTAAAACTATACGCAAGAACTTCATGCAGGCACCTAAGTTCTAATGATAGATAAAATTACACCAAGAGCTCTGGATAAAAGTTCAGACCATAAACTTGTCCCAAAGACAAGCATGATAGATGCTCTTAATATGTATATTTCTGAGGATTCTATAGATGAGGAGGGCAACTCAGGGATTTTAAAAAACATAAAAGGAAATAAAAACGTAGAGTATGGTATTGGTAATGATTACCCCATTAACCCAGGAGTTGGGTTTAAGGTTATAGGTAGCGTTACAGATAGCTTAACACATATATGTTATTTTTTTGTATGGAGCGAGGATGCGCGAGATCACGGGGTATGGGCATACGATAAATATGGAAAGCTTCCCCAAGGTGCTGGGACAAACCTCAATGCTACAATGGGAATAGAAAACTCTATAAGGAAGATATTTACGTCGTCTCAATTTAATTTTCCAGAACATGGGTTTGTTAAGGGGGATATAGTTCACAAAAGCGGTAGCGAGTTCTATCGGAGGGATATACAGCTAGGGGAGTATGATTTTGAGGCTATTGCGCAGGCAATCTTTGCTATGCTTGATGCTGGTGAGTTTCCTGAGACGTTGGATGTTGAAACCCCGCTTGGGGCGTCCTCCCCCATTTTTGCTGACGACTCTTTGAATATACGCTTTCCAAGTGAAGAAGGTAATATATACCCTAACCTTATTGAATGGTTTGACAACCCGCGTCGATCAAAACTTAAAGCAGAGTTTGAAAGGGACGCAATATTGTACTTTACGGATAACGAAAACGAGCCAAGGAAAATAAACATCTACAGGGCATTATTAAATCAATTAACCCATATAGGGGGGTATGATGCTATTAGCGTAGCAGATTTTATATGCGCGTGCCCAAAGACACCTTTAGACAGGATATCTTTTGAGTTTTCACCCGACCTGCTCAGGTCGGTAAATAACTTTTCTACATCCCCAGGTTTTCAGTTTGCTTATCAAAATATATATATAGACGGGGCGGAGAGTGCTATATCGACGTACTCACAAATAGCTTTCCCTCCTTCTGTTCTTAACAGGGGGGCAGCACAGACTTCAAACCTTCTTGGTCACAACCTCTGTACGCTAACTTTGCCTGTTTTAGGGGTAGAGATTGAAAGCATTAGAATATTAGCAAGGTATGGCAATACATCTAATTTCTTTGAAATAGACGAGGTTAAAAACAAAAGAGATAAGTTTGATGACAACAACTTGTGGAATCACAGTACAAGAAAATATAAATTCTATAACGACAGGGTTGGATTTGGAGTCTCTCCAAAAGAGGTAGACAAAACGTTTGATAATTTGCCGCGCAAGGCACAGGCACAGACAACTATAAGCAACCGCCTCGTATATGGAAACTACGTAGAGGGATATGACAATGTAGAGACGAATTGTTCCTCACAAGTTATATACAATCCGAGGCCTATAGATTTTTTAGATCTAGTAATAAAGGCTCACCCATCTATTGAGCCTACACCTTTTGGGGACAATAAAACAGTTGGTTTTCAAATAGACACAACTGAAATCCCCCCTACTGTACCAAAAGATACTGTAATTCAGGTTGCTTTAGACTACACTCCGCATAGCAATTTCCATCTATATCAGGCCCATAATACATCAGGCACTGTTGGTTCATCGTATCACCAGTCTAGACAGGTGGGAAAATATAGTTCTAACGCCAACGGGTATAGACATTGGCCGCTTACGCATGAGCACAATTTCTTCTTTGAAGAGGGTGAAAGTGAAGATGATGTAGATGGTTTTAACTTTACACATGGAACGGAGAATTCACCTTCTCCTGCGGATTTGCAGGAGCAAGGTTTCCCTAGTGAAGACGCGGGATTTAATATTGATAGCTGGGGAACTAAAAGCGGTTCTGGAGGGGCTTATTTAACTAAGGGTGAGCCATTTTTTGGGCAAAACTATGGGGTTGGTGCTAAGGCTGATGAATCTTTGTCTGACTTGGCGACTCCAGGAAATATAAACGATCTACCATTATGGAGGGTAACAAATTCACACACATCCGCCGCGGGTATTGTAGATCTTGAAAATGGACATAAAGCCAGGTATGGTACTAGTGCGGGGAACCCGCTGATATTAAGCCAAGCGCCTTTACGGTTTGAGGTAAAGTTTAAGGTGGTGGAGAGTATTGTAGGTAACGCAAAAAGTGTTGTTGCGGCTATTATAACTGAGGCTTTGGCTGGGGCGGATGGTGTTCCTTTTTCTCAAGGCGGCGGCGGAGTCTTTACCTATGCTGCATTTATAGAGAATGGAGTTTGCGAAGAGGTGGTAAATACAGTACGTGTAACCAAAGACCAATACGATCTTGGTTTAGGGTACGACCCAGAAAATATATCTAACTCAAATTTTAGCTTCCCTTCTTTTGCGCAGAACGATGATTTGAGTCAACTTGTATGTGGGCTTGGAGCTTTAGATCACACCGATAACACAATAGGTGATTTAGGCACTTACTGGGGCAGAGGGGCTCAAGAGAGTATACCTTTTGGATTTTTTATCATAAACAGAGCAGAGGTAGATTTTTATCTAGAGCAGGTAGGTGGCGATCATCAGGATGGAAAGCATATGAGGCTTTGTATATCTAAGATAGATGTCGAGCAGGAGGATATTATGACCTGCATAAGGAGATTAGATCCGAGGTCTCCATGGTGGGCCGTACATCCATCTACTATACAGGACCCAACCTTCGCAGGATCATTTTCCGCTTCAAATGGAGGCAACGGTGATTTAACTATCTGGGATACTACTGGGGTAGATGGCAGTTCAGAGGCTGAGCTATGGCAAAGCAGCTTCCCTTATAAATTTAAACTACCTGACCCTTTATTTCACGAAGGTCACCCTGCATTTGTAAACCCATATAAATGGTTTATAGCTATGTTTGATGTAAGCTCAGATCTTACTGACTTTGATTCAAGTTTGTTTGAAGGAGCAAATTTCTTTAACGAGAGGTGGGTAAACTTAGGGTTTTGTGGGTATTTAGATATATCTTCAGCAAATCACCCTCACATTTACAAGCCGCACAACGCAGACAACTCAGACTATATACCTAAACGAGGGGAAAGTAAATTTAAGTTTTCGCTTATGGATGGAGAGGGTGGCCCAGGTGGGATAAGTGCTGGGGGTAACGCTGCATACGATAAATATGGTAATGCAAATTATGGCTCTATCGCAGGGCGGGTAGATTTTGGATATGACGGGAGCAGCGTAAGTGTTTCTAGATACAATATAGGTAGTGGAGAACATTTATATCAGGCTATGGTTGGGGGGTCTGGTCTTGATTCAGATGATGAAATAGTAACAATCGGTATGACTCCAGCGGGCACAGGTAATGCGGGGGTAGGTATAGCTCTTGGTTTAGATGATAGCACCGAGGGGGAAAATATTTTATATAGAGAAAAATACGTTGTAAGCGGTCCCTTTTTTACGGGTAGTATTGCTATGAACCCCGTTGTTGGGGAATCTACGGACGCAGTAAACCCTAATCCATTTCCACCGATAAAAGACTACACAACAACTTTACCTCTTATATGGGTTAATAGCGGTCAGGTAACCTTAGGCACTAGCTCAACAATACCTTTAAACTGGTTAAATACATCCTACCCTTGGCCACAGGTTATAAGAAACGCTTCACTGCCTTTTATTGATAGTTCTGGATTTATAACAAACGCAGAGATTGATGAGTACCCATTTTTTAACCCTCAGTTTTACCCATCGGATGCGGTCTGGGGGGATCCTACTAGTGTTATGGATTTAGACGTAGACGATATTGTTGATAACCTCACCTCCCCTCCTGATCATAATCATTTTGGCTGTGTTGATTTTTCAAAATTCCACTCGCATATACATGGGCAAAGTCAGTCATCATATGTAAGCGGGTTCGGCGAGGAAAATTTTTCATTCAAAACATCCGCAACACATGAGTTTGGTATAGTATACTACGACCAGAGGGGAAGGCACGGGTATGTAAACCACCTAGACTCGGTATATGTGGAGGGTTACTCTCCGCAAAAAAGAGGTTATAGTTTACAAGGTTCAGCACATATACAGCTAAGCCTCAAACACTCACCCCCGTCTTGGGCTCACAACTACAAAATAGCATATTCTAAAAACACTAGCGTTTCTGACTTTGTACAATACTCCGCTGGGGGTGCATTCGTTGCCGAGGGAGAGAGTACGGCGGGCGATCCATCTAAAATCTATGTATCCTTAAATTACCTTCAGGGTCATCCTATATCTTACTCCAGTGCCTGGGGTGCTAGATCTAAAGAGGGGAGTATGGCTATATATACCCCGCAAGAAGGGGATAGACTGAGAGTTATATCTCATATGATGCCGCCTTCTTCAGAGGCTGCACCTACAAACATATACCCATTTAATTATGAGTTTGAGGTGTCTGGGGTTGTATCGCTTGATAATACTGAGGAAAACCCTTTATCTTATATTAACGACTCTGAAACTATTGTAGACGAAAACAGGCAAGGCTTGTTTATTATATTAAAAAATAATAACTCGGCATCTGGATTTAGATATCAAGACGTAAGAGATGCGGTGCACAACTGGGGTAATAATTGTATCGTTGAGATATTTTCACCCGTTAAAGAGATAGACCCTGAGGATAGATTGTATTACGAAATAGGCAAAACCTACAAAGTCTTAAGGCAAGAAAACGCAGATGGGGAAGCTGAGTATGTGCATGAAGAAAATAATGTGCTTTTAACCGAGGGTGATGTATATTTTAGAAATACCGCGGTTAACCTAAGAGACTATAATACGGACTTAAATGATACTGGCTTAATAGGGTACGAGGATATAATAATAAACACTGAGCCAGATGATATTGAAACAGCAGACGTAAACGAGTTTAGGACATCGGAGTCTAACTTTAAGAGCTATTATCTAGAGTCTCCTGTGGGTACAGATTTGTTTAAATCAGATGCTATTTCTATAGGTCGCCCGAACATAATTAAGCACGATGCATCAGAAAACCGCAAGTTAGCTAGCGTTATACATTCCGATAAGGATATTATAGACTCCAGCAAAGTCTCTTACTCTTCTTTTAATCGCTCTATACCTATAGATCAGGATTTAGATATCAAGGGGGGTGAAATAAACTATCTCACCAATCACGGGGAAAACTGCTTCTTTGTTCAGAAAAATAAATGTGGGTATATACCTATAGATAGAAACATAATTTCAGATGTATCTGGTGAGTCTAGTCTTATTGCATCTAGTAAATTTTTCAACACCCCCAAATACTACGCGGGTAGAGCTGGGGCGGATGGAAATCCTGAATCGGTTGTAAGTGTAGATAGCACCGCATATTTTGCACACAAAACATTAGGGGAGGTATATAAGGTCTCTGGGGCAAATGGGGTGCAGATAATTTCAGAAATAAACATGAAGTCATATTTCAGAGATTTGTTTCAAACCGCTATGGCTAAGTCTTTTACTGGCGGCCCCGTGCGTGTGGTAGGAGGATATGACCCATTGAAAAGTGAATATCTTTTAACCGTATTAAACCCAGGTAGATTTAAAGACAGACCAGAATTACCACCTGTGGAAAGGCCTAATCAGTTTGATTCGTCTGAAATAATATACGGGTGCACTGACTCTTTATCAGATAACTACAACCCAGAGGCTACCGTAAGTGATGGCTCATGTACATATGTGTACGGGTGTACAAATCCTCTTGCAGATAACTATAACCCAGATGCTAACGTAAATGACAGTAACTGCATAGCTAACCCTGATTTATTCTGGTTTAACCCCTGCAATTACCCTCAGCTTTTTAATGAGGAAGGCTATGTAGATGATTTTTCAATATTAGGAGCTTGGGAGACAGCAAGGAGTTTTGCGCAGGTTGATGAAAATGGCGTATTTGGGGTTGAGGGAATAAATGATTTTTTTGTAATGACAAATCAGTATCAACAACTTTTAGATGCTGGATCTACAGCCGAAACAATTAATTTAGTCTGGTCTTTACAATATCCTATCCAAGGTGAGTTTCTAGGTTTGGCTTCTTATGTAGGGATGGGAAATAATATTAACTATCTTAATAATGGCCCTCAAAATGTATACGGAGAGGGGTTTTTTACAGAGTCTTATGATTTTTATTGCGAGAATGACGTTACACAAGGTTTATCTGGGGGAGGTGAAACACAAGGAATCCCTGGGGGAGGCGGCGGTAATTTAGACTACAACGGTAGCGGAAGCAGCACAAACGGAGGAGGGGGGTTACCACCAACTGTACCGCCACCAACTGTACCACCACCAGGGTTGCCTTTAGCTCAGAGAAATACTAACTCAAGGGCGCAGACACAGCCTCTACCTTTTACGGGGAATCTGTGTGATTATGATATGCTTATAGATCCTCTAACTAGCGCTATAACTGCCGAAAGTATAACTCATGCCTTTAACCTTTTAAGGGATATTGTTGAATCTAATGATGGAGAAGGAATATCACCATATAATTCTGATGGTTACGGTGGGTTAGTAGCGTTAACTCATCTTTTCCCAAATTTTGCCAACGGGACCACAGAGTGGCCTGGGCTGGTGGGTCAGGGGACACTAATTCCATCAGACCCTAGTTTAGATGGTTTTTATAATACAACTTCAGGGGCGTGGGTTGAAAACTTCCCAACCATGGATTTTGAAAGCTATGGTGGAAACTGGTTTAACGGGTCAGATCTTATTAGCGCTTTAGCCACATTAAACCCTGAGTGGTATACTGTGCAAAACGGAATTGTAACAGGAGGGCCGCAGAGCAATGATACACTTTCTTTACCCTGCGTTTCTAATCCTGAGCCAACACTGGAATACACGGGGAACCTGTGTGACTACCCTATATTAGCTGATAATAATGGCGTAATATCCTTCGAGTCCATAATGCTTGCGTACGAAGATGTGTTAGATATGATGGGGCTTAATGAAAGTGATCCAAATTATATAACTATGGCGGAGGCAACGTTTGTTTTCCCCGATATAAGCGGTGATGGACAGATCCAAACTCAAGACATTGTACAGCTTTTAACAAACGATACAACTATTTTATGTAATGGTCCTGTCCCTCCCTCACAAAACATATGCGACTATCCTTTGCTTGTAAATGACCAAGGTTTTATAACAACTCAATCTATAAGCGATGCCGTTTCCTTTGTATCTAATGGAATTTCTCAAGGAGATTTTTCTTCCGAATATGGGACGAGCTTACTGCCAGACTATAATAATGATGGACTTATAAGTACTACTGATATTTTATCTCTTCTTAATCTTCCGTTGCCTATAAACTGCGGGGAGGGGATTCCAGGTATAGTTAAACCTATTAAAGACAGGCGGATTTCAAATTTAACCTCTGCAAAAGACTCAGCAGTAAAACAAGTAAAGAACAAAAGAAAAAAAGATAATTACTAATTATGCCTCACGAATCAACGCTTACAGGATCAACATCAAGTTTACCTTTATACACAGGTACTACTATTTCGTTCTCAACGAAATCAAATGTATGGAGGTCTAGGTATTCTTTTACCCCATCATGTTATATGACGGTAAATAACGAGATGTTATCTAGTAATATAGAAGTAGGTGACGTTTCAGGAATAACTGATTTGGGTTCTGATTATAATATGGGTCCAGAAAATGCAATAAGCTTTTATGGTGTTGGGGCAGTTATGTCTAGCCAGTTTCCTCTTAACGGAAACAGTAGAGTGTGGAAGCACGATGTAAACTCAGTGTATAATCACTTTTATAATGCGCCTGTTGCGCCTTCATCTGTAGAGGTTGTATCTAATGACAATCCTTCGTCTGTCAAAATATTTAAAAGTCTTTCTCTAGAAAGCAGCACTACGGGCTGGGAGGGTGAAGTATATACAAACGAAGACAGGGGTGAACAGGCTCAACAGCAAGGATTTTTTCTAAATTTTATTGAAAAGGAGGGGGTGCAATACGCTGAAATTCCTAAGGATTTATTAAACTCCACAGGGAATCTTTATCTTGTGGGACGGGTGCTTTTAAAGCAACAACTCTATCCTTTTGACAATGAGGGTAATTGGATAGGTAATTATATACAGGAATATAATTGGTTTGGCCCTTCCTTAGATGCTAACGGTGATCCTGTTGCCCCATATGCCGAAGAAGGAGATGTTGTCCCTGCAGAAACGTGGGATGTTCCTTTATGGGGACCGCCTCTTGCTGGATTCCCAAGCGCGGGATCTTCAGGGGTGTTTTTTGGTAAAAGCTTATTATCCGTAACGGAGGATGGGGAAATTTATTCAGCTTTACCAGGGTTGTATCCAGCCAACCCAGACTCTTATGGGTATAAATCAGGTGGAATAAGGTTGGTATCATATACTAATCAACATCAACCCATAAGTCACCTTACAGGGGATTGGAAACCCCCCAATAGCGTTAGGCTTAAGCTAGGTAGATCCACTCTTGGGGTTCAGCAGCAAATACTTGGAGAATTTGTGGAGGAGCTAATTAAGGACGTTGAGGCATTTGATCCCTACGATACCTGTGCGGATTCAGGGCTGCCACCATGTGCTCCTGGGTGTTTTACTCCCATAGAAGATTTTACCTTTGAGAGCACCCAGTGCCTGATCCATTATTTTGGATATGAGCCAACAGAAGAAGATTTAGCAAATGGTATATGGACTGGAACTTTACCTGGTGCTGCTGTTATTGTAGACCCAAACCTTGCATTTGATATTAATAGGAATGGCTGGGTTGGTGTTTATGTATTGATGGATCCTTTACTAAACGGAGATATGATGAGAGGTCCATATGCAGGAATAAAACTTACCGCACCCAACCCATCTGAAGCAATAGAACTGTTCGCAATCAATGTGGATTATGAAAAGACAAAGCTTGATGGTAGTTTGGGTTAAATTCACTAAATTTGTAAAACTATGAGCGAAAAGAAATATAACACAGGTGGGCAGATTGATTTTATGGACCTAATCAATAGAGGTCTTCAATCTCAAGTAAACCCTGAGGTTCTCGCTAAGCAAAGACGTCAACAAGGCGTTATATCGGGGGTGGCTGGTATAGCCGACGCTATAAGTGGCGGTGTGGGGCAGAGACAGGCCGAAGGTGATATAGAAACATTTGGTGCTGAGGCCGATGCAATTAGGCAGCAGATGAGGGATATGAAGGCTCCGAGTATAATGAGCCCAGAGAATCAGGCCGCCGCAGTACGTAACGCAACTATACTTGGTGCAGGAAGACCCCAGGAGGACTCATCAGAGCTCGCTGCAGCGAAGATGGCTATGGATGCAGGGGCAGACCCAGCTAACATACAAAGAGCGCTTACAGAGGCTGAGGCGCAGAAAGACGCAACAGCAAGAGCAGAGCAACAAGGAGCGTTTAGAGAAGGTCTTGGGTATGCACATCAAGATGCTATGAGCGATTACCAGAGGCAGATGCAAAATCTCGGTATGGATTACGACGAAAACCAGAGAGCATTAGAGATGGCGCAGAACCAGAGTTTAGCGGCTCAGCAGCAGAAGCAGGGTGGTTTTAGTAATCTGGCTCGTGGTACTACTCAGTTTCTTTCTTCTGGTGGCGTAGATGCTATAGGAAATTTGTTTGGAAATAAAAACAAAACAACAACAGGTACAGGAGGTGAAGGTATGTTTGGGGCTAAAGACACACCTTTTGGAACGGGAGGTTTAGAAGGAACTTCTTTTTTGGATAAATCTATTCAAGGGCAAGGTTTAAGTCAAGTTCAAAAGTTAAACATGCTAAGAAGCGGCAGATCTCCCGACACGGGGCCTCAGGGGATTTTTCCTACGGGCATAAATGATTTGATTGGGAACCTTAATACATTGTCTGGCCCTTACAGTGTTGGTTTAGGTCAGCAAACCGCAAATCCACCTATTCCATATAATAATGCATATGCTCAAGGAGGTGCTGTACAAGCAACCCCAGGGGCGTTTAATCACGACAACGGGGATGGAGAGTTTCAAACTGGTGAAAATGAGATACTTGGGTTTGCTCAAACAGCAAACGGTTTAGAAGACACTGGCATCCGTATGACGGGTGGTGAGTTTGTTATCAACCCTGATCAGGCGGAAGGTATGGAGAAGGCATACGACAGAATAAAAAGAAAAAAAGATCCAAGCAGAGCAGACTTAATGGCTCTATATGAGGCGGTTCGCTTTCTTGACGAACCTCAATTTGATTAAAAATGGAAAATAAATATTACGATCACTTAAAACCTAAGCTACCGAGGCAGAGTTTTTCTGACGTTGTTAATGAGCAATTAAATATTGTTCAGCAGCAACAGCAGTCTAGGTTTGCACAGGAACTACGTGCACAGAAAGACCAACGCAAAGTATTGGACGCACAACAAAAGCAACTGCTTGGTTTTGACGTATCTAAGTTTTCGGATATTGACAAAGAGGTATTTGCCGCTAAAAGAGATTGGTTGGCCGATAGAATAAATAATTACTATTACACGGGGAGTAAGCGCGGGGAGTTTATTAACGATGTTAACGATCTCTCAAACAGATTTGAGGAGCTAGAGTACCATCAGAACAATACCGCCACGGAGAAAGAAGCATTAGAGTCGTATGTAAGTGGGACAAAGAAGTGGACAGATAAGACCTTAAGACTTGGGGATGACGTTAACTCATTGAATTACAAGAACTCACAGTGGAATAACTCAGGTATAGACCCTAACTCACTGGAGATAGATCCAGCTACGGGCGATGCATTTGGGTATTACGTTGATATAAATGGAACTAGATTAAAGGATGAAAGCGGTGCAGATCAATTTGGACCAGTACAGCTCTCCCCAACACGCGGATCTAAAGAGTATTTCTCGCCCACGGTAACCCCGTATGACAACTTGCTTCCTGGTGAGTTCTCTAAAAAACACGCTTCAGGTGCTACAAGATTAAAAAGGAATACCACAGACTACGCTTCTCTTGATGAAAAAAGAGCAGAATTAAGAGGCTGGGTTACTGCAGACGTTTTAAACGATCCTTCCGCTGTATCTACGGCACGCAAACAGTTTAACGAAAACTACGGGGAGGATGTATCCGAATCTATACTTCAGACCGATCAGGTTAAAAACGAAGGACAGGAAGGGTATATACCTATGGACTTGCGTGAGTATATAGATGAAACGATGCGGTTCCTTGAGGGTAATCTTCTTGATACATCAAGTAAAGGCTCCAAAGACGACGGACCTAAGGTATTCCCATCTTCCGTAGAGTTCCAATTAGACAGCTTTACAAGACCTAACTCAGGGTTTACTGGTCCAATGTTACCAGGAAGTGAGCTCCAGGGGGGTGAGAAGTTTGGTAGTGGTATAAGCACTCTGATGGTGCCTAAGTCGGGTGTAGGTAAATCCGCTATGATGATAGAGAGTACATATGTACCACAGGACGATCAGGATCCTCGCTTACATGAAGTTAGCGATCAGTATAGAGTGCTAGGTGTGGCTATAGATGAAAGCGACGTACCAAACCTATTTGTGCGCGCGGAGATGTACATGGAGGAGGATGTAACTGAGGTAAACCCATATTTAGCTGGGCTCGAAGGCGTAAAACCTCCAGAAGGAAAAACAAAAAACGTTAAAACAGTAAAAAATATAGTTGTTACCACACATAATGAAAAGGGTGAAAGAAATGAAGAGTATGTAACTATATTAGCTCAGCTAGGATATGCCGCAGGCGTAACGGAAGGGGAAAGAGATGATGCCATAAAGAAAGGGATGGAAGTTTTGAGAAGGTATAATGATAGTGAAGCACAGATATTTGCATCTATGCCTAATTCTAATGATGAATCCACTCAACAGGCTCCTAATGCTGGACAGCAGATGATGGGGGATATGCAATTTGCAAGCGCAATCGAACCAATACTCATAGAAAGTCAAGGGAAACAAGAGGCGGATATGACTTTAGCTAGCTTGCTAGAATACATTAAAGAAAACCCAGACGATAAAGAAGAAATACTACAAAACACCCAAAGCGGGAACATCCCATACTTCGGGAGCGATGGGCAATTATACTACGAAGGGCAGTAGTGGCATTTAATTCATTATATTTGTAATAAATAACGCATATGTCGACAAGGAAACTTTCACAAAAAGATGACCAGTTCATCAACGATCTGATAAGCGATAAGCAGGCTTTTTTTTTTAAAGGAAAAGCCAAAAAAGGTTTCGATGGAAAACGGAGGGGTAGTGTCTCCAGACCTAGTTACGCCATCGGTATCGGGTTTGCTAGACACTTTATCGGAATATGGATTACCCTCGGAGGCAGAGAGCACCGCTTCGGATACACAAGAGGTTAGTTTACTTCCTGAGGGATATAAAGATCAGCTTGAAGGTGTGGATGCTCAGCTTACTCCCCGCTCATTAGACGGGATACCTGAAGATCTTCAAGAAATATACGGTTTTAAAGAGGCTGAGTTTAACCCACCTGTTTTTAACACCCCTGTACCTAAAGCACCTACACCTATGTATGTGCCCTCACTTTCTACGCCAGGAGAGAGCTATTTAAGACAGCCAGATCAAGGGGAGATTGACAACTATAATGCAGATGTAGACGCGTATAATAGCGACAGGGAGTCTTATATAGAAGAATACGATAGTACGCTTACAAACTTTAAATTAAAGCAGTCAGAGAGGACTAAAAACTTTACCCCATTTTTTAGAGAGATAGATTTTAACACTGTAGGTACATTATTCAATAACGAATATGATTTCTCAAAGGTTAAGTTAAGTAAAAAGAGGCTGCCTGTCAATTTGAGTTATGGTGAATCTGAAAGAGGCAGTGTCGAATGGGGTGATTTGTTTGGAGCAGAGGATACTGTGGAATCCTTCACGGGTAAACTGCGTGAGGAGATACTTGCAGAAGCAAACTCTAAACCTCTTGTAGAAAAATATAAAGCACTGGCTGATGCCGAGGCTGCAAAAGGGTTTGGAGAGGATGGAACAGGAAACCGATTAGAATATAAACGCTTAACCTCTCTTTACGACGGGAATGAGTTAACAGAGGAAGCAATCAAACTTCAAATGAAAATGTTTGGAGGAGCTGCCATAGATAACCTTATAATGCAAAAAGTTGCATTATCTCCAGAGGCTTGGGCCGCTTCTACTTCAACAAAAAAAGGTGAAACATATAAAAACTATCTTGAGAGGTTAGAGGACAGAATATTTAATGATTCTGTGAAAGACCCTAAACTTATGGCTTTGTCTGCAGAAATCTTTGGTGAGCAGCAGCAGGAAGGTGTTATAGCTATTAGGCCATACTTAGAAGGTCCAATTTCAATCGGTGAATGGACGAAGAGGGATGAATACTGGAGTCAGTTTGGAATCAATATGGAAATCGGGTGGTATGATGCCTTGAGGGGCATGTCAATGTTCGGGGATGCATTAAAAGAATTTGAATACAGGTTTTCTGGTATGGGGGACGAAGATTTTGTAACGTCTGGAGAGCAAAAATTTGATAGAAAATTAGAAAGAGAAAAAGCTGTAGAATACCAAGTAGCTCTGGAAAAGACAAAGGCTTCTTTGAGTAAAGAGGTAACGCAGATTGCGCTTAGTGAGGATATACTTAAAGAGTTTGATGAAACTGCATTTTACAACAGAGACCATATAATAGAACGTGAAGAGGGAGCACTGGCAGATGCGATAAGCTTGGCATACAGAACTGAGATAGCTATGCCTGCTTACAGGTCAGCACCTCTATCGCTATTAACACAGGCTATGTCTATACCAGCTTATGCTACTGGAGGTTTATATGCAGGTTTTGCCTTCCAATCAACGTTAATGGGTGGGGTAGCTGGATCAACATACTATAACGATGTGCTAAGTAATGACCGCTTATATGGTCATCTTTCGGAGAATCAAAAACTGTGGTATGCTTTTTCACACGGATTGGCAGAGGGTGCAGGTGAGTTAGCTGGTAACATATTGATAGGTAAGGCTTTGGGTATTGGTAAGCTTGGTGGAAGGTTTAGCTTGTACAATAGATTTAAAGGTGCAAACTTTGCTGGAAAAACCTTAATCCCTATAAAAAGGTCCATGGGGCAGCAGTTTGGAAATACCGCTAAAAATATCATGGTAGGAACCGCTTACGCTGCTGCTGTTGGATATACTGAAGAAAGACTTGAAGAAACTATTACAGGGTATTGGCAGAAGGCAAGTGATAGATCTGCTCAAGGGTTAGATTTCGATCATTGGATTAACTGGGATGAAGCTAATCATGCAGGAAGAATAGGAGGTCATATGGGAATTGGCTTTGGTGTAGGCATAAGGTCGGCGCAGAACACCGCAGCTCTATACCAAAGAGCTTTTGAAGGAGCTTCTTTTGATAGAAACTCTAGAAACTCTCTCCTAAACCAAATAGATAATGATTACGGTCAAGGGCTAACTAAAGCTCATTGGAAGGAAATCCAGAGACTAAATAAGGAGATGGGTATTACTCCAGGAATGTCACCTCTTTCTATTACGGGTATTTTAGGAAAACTAGAGAACAAAGAGAAGGTTGAGAGGATAAACGAGTTGATGGAGGAGTATGAGAACAAAAACAGAGATATGAAAGAGCTTCTAGATGAAGCTTCTGGCCCTCATACTAGAGAGCATAGCGCTCTTTTAGCCGCTTTGGTTATCGAGAGTAACCTGTCTAAAATGAATGCAGCTTTAGGTATTGAGGTGAGTAGAAACAGCGCGGGAAGGCTCGTTGACCAGTATGGAAGTTTTCTGCCTAATGAATGGGAGAGCAGCTATTTTGGTAAAGAAGGAGCTAAGTTAACTCCAGAAGAGCGTAAAGCAAAAGGAAAGCAAAAAAGAATACATGACGGAAGGCTGAAGATGTTTCAGTTTATGTTAAAAAACAACCTTATATCACAGGGCTTTAGAACAAGCGGTCTATCTACACAAGAAGAGATAGTTGATAGAACAAAAAACCCACTTGATTTAAAGGACGCTACCCTTCTTAGCGGAGCTCTAAGTGAAGAGACAAGAGCTTCTCTTAAAGAGGCGGGTATGTCCGAGGACGTTATTAATCAATTTGATGATATACTTAAAGAAAATCCCGATGTAGAAATCATTGCTCATACAACAATGGACTCTATGGATAGGGTGTCTTCAGGTGCTGAAGGACTCTATATTGAGACAGAAGAAGATGTAGAGACGATATCTGGATTTGGGTACGGTAATCAATATATGAAGACGCCATCACTTCGACCTAAAGAAAATAAAAAAGAGCTGCACGTATATGTAGGTGAAGGAGCTGATATAAGCAGAGTTCTTACACATGAGTATGGTCATTTAGCTTTTGAAAGGTTTATAAACGGAGAAGCTGTTTTGTCTGAAGAGTCTTGGAACGAGTTAGAAAATAAAGATGAGGAGACGTATGCAGAGCATGTACAGAAACAAAAAGATCAAGCGGAGAAGTTCGTCAATGCGATGGCTCAGCAGATAATAGAAATGAAAGACCCAAAAATCCAGGAGATTGTGGAGTTTACGCTTCGTGCTGAAGGCAAGAACCTTTCAGAGGAGGCTAAAAGGGTTTTAAACAAAGAGCTTGTAAATAACTTTATGGAGGCTATAGCCCGCGGGGAGTTTATCAGGAGAAATCTTGAGGGAGGATTGGAGTATAACGTACAGGGCGTGTCGCTAAAAGACTCGGAGATGGGGTTCAAAAACTGGGGGAAGAAACTCCTTATGGACTTTGGGGTGATGAAAGATTTTGACTTTAGCAGAGAAGAGGATGTAATTATGATGGCTATAAAGTTTTCTGAAAGAGCAAGAAAATTAAATTTGCAAAAAGGAAAAACCGCCACGGAAGCTAAAGCGTCTCCAGAAGCAGATAAAATTTTAGAGCGACTCGGATTAAGTAGCCGCCGTATAGATCCTAACGAAGGTATAGACTTTAGCCAGGGACCGATTACTATAAAATACACTCAAAACGTAGTGGGTTTACAGAGAGGAACGTATACAAATGTTTCCATAGAGAAAGACAGGAGAGGAAACGATATGAAGGATGTGGAGTGGACTATACAGGATAGGAACCATCTTGAGTACTGGTACTCTAGCAAAACTGGTAACAGTGTGGCTAAGCCTGCTATTACAAACCTGCAGTACCTAAAGGATGGTGAATGGGTAGACATTAACCCACCTAATCCTATAACAAGAAATGGGAAGATGGTTTCTAAACCGCTCCCTACTATGATATCAGACCTAGTAATAAAAAAGCGGGTAAAAACAATAAAGAATAGAGAAGCTTTAGTTGCAGAGGTTGATCAGGCCAAGCAGCAGCTGAAAGACCTTTGGTTTGATTCAGATAAAAAATTAAACTACCACACCAACGCTGAGGATTTTCTCCCTGTAAATAATGATATGATTAACATCCCTGTTGGGGCGGGAACAACGGCGGAAATAGAAACTGAAATTGAAAACTATAAAATAGGGGTAGCAAATATTCAGGCTTTGATAGACTCTTCTATAGAGAAGGAAGATTTAGCAGAGATTGCGGGTGGTGCTCAAAAATACATCGACCCTGCAAAAAACCCAGAGATATTTAATATGAGTGGGCTGCGTATGACTGAATCGTTTGAGCAGAAAGCGGTGCGGGTTAACGAAGAGATACAAGACTTCGGAGCCCCATGGCAACTGCTTCCTAAGGATTCGCCATCATACAAGAATCGTATTCCTGACCTACGTATAGCTTCTCAAGAGGAGTTAGACTATGCGTCTGACAGAATGGATAGACTTAAAGCTGGTGAGGCATTAGAAGGGGATTTACTTGATTTCAACCTAACCGATGATATAGGTCTTGCCTCTAGCGTGCTTGACCTTAACAAAGAAAACCCTTTATTTTCTAACGAAGCCACAGAGGAAAATTTCCAAGAATTTTTAAGCGGTCAAATTAAATCTGGGAGGGTTAAAAACTTTGACGAATTAAAAAGACTTCTAAAATTTGCTGGTTTCTCTGAAGCTAATTACAGTCTTCATAATGTAGATCAAACTCGCATAGGTAAAGGTTTTATATCTTACAGAATAGGTAAAAAGCGTTTTAAATCTAGCTTTGTTTTAGCAGGCGGTCCATTGGGTAGTGCTCAAGCTTCTCTCGATGGAGGAAATATTGTTCACAGTAACACCGATATGGAGACGGCATCAAGCGTTCAGAAGAATGCAAAAACTGTTCACGAAGCTAATAACAACAATCCATACCTGTTGGGGCTGGCTTTACTCTCCAGGGAGAACAGCTTAAAGAACCCACAGGTATTTACAATAGCAAATACGCTTCTTCTAAATTATTTAAGCAATGCACCAGAGCACTCTGAAAAAGCAATAAAAATGCTTAATAATTTTTTCAAAAATTCATATGCTCCAGCTACTGTATCATCAACTTTTAATCAGGTTGACGATACCACAAGCTCGTTTGCAATGGCGGCGACAACTAATGGTCAGAGGTTTGCTGGGTTTTCTCAACTAAGTTCGATGGAGGGTATCGACACAAGTGGTTATGGGTTAAAAATAGAAAACGAAATAGGCTTAACGAATTTTTTAAGTTTCTTTTCTAAGATTGATATGAAAACGTTGACGGGCAATACTAGTTTTAAACTTAGAGGGGAGTTTGTTTCGAACATATTTGGAGCTCGAACAGGCATGTCTAAAATAAATGGTTTCCCTTCTCAAGAGCATTTTTTAGATTCGGTAAATCAACCTGAATATAAAAATCTAGAGGTTGGATCTGTTGTAAATATGACCATGGTTGATACGGCAAACGCGGGGCTAACTGACAGCATATCATCAACTATGAACGAGCAAACTGAAAAGGGCTCTATTTCAAGAAAGCTCTTAAAAAACATCGCATATGAGTTTGGGGTAACAGGACATGTAACTACTTGGAATTTTGAAAACGCTCTCCCAAATGGAGAACTCTTTAAAATGGAAACAAGACAAGGAACTTCTGGATTTCAAAAGGTTGGGTTATTATCCCGTAGAATACCAGGAAGAATATATTCCCAGGGTAACAGTGCATGGGAACAGTCTACAGCTACTCCTTATGGAGAAAAACTTCAGTGGGCCGCTAGAGTCTTCCAAGACAAGTTCAGCGACATTATGATCCTACAACAAGACATCGAAGTCTTCCGTGGAAAGAAAGTTCCTCAGTCTCAAGACTTTGAGATGTCTATGGATATCATGTATGGTATGATAAGGACCGACCTTGAAAAACTAGAGTTAGAACTTGACAAAATAAACGAAGCAGTAAAGGACGCGGGATATACGGCGGAGATGGTGTCTGATTACCTGTATGCTAAACACGCCCCAGAGCGTAACGCTTTTATCCAAGATAAGCGACCAGAGATGGAGAGCGGATCGGGTATGACGACACAGGAGGCGGAGGAGATTATAAACGACCTAGAAACGCCAGAGATGGTGGCTATATCTAAATTGGTATACGATGTGATTTCTAATACTCGTCAGACGATGCGTGAGGGAGGACTAGAAAAAGCCTCAACTATAGAAACGTGGGAAGGTTTGTATGAACATTACATACCTCTTAGTGGTCGTGCAGTAGACGAAATAGATGACGATAACAACTCATATCCAACAGGCGGTGCTGGTATGGCTATCTACGGCACAACAACCAAAGCCGCTAAAGGTAGACCAAGCAAGACGGGGGTAAACCTTATAGCAAACGCAATCATGCAAAATGCTATGGTTAAACAACGCGCTCGCAAGGATCAGGCTATGATGTCTATGTATAGCCTTGTTAAAAACAACCCTAACAAAAAGGTCTGGGGAGTATTCTCTGGGAAGAATCCCAAGATGAAGCTAAACGAAACAGGAGAGATGGTGGCTATGAATACATTTGAGATGAAGGCGTCACGTAATATGGTGCCTATACGGATCAATGGGGAGCAGCACTTTATATACTTTAAAAAATCTGAACATGCCGATGCTCTTAACGGTCAAACTGGTGAAAAACTATCTAGCGTTGCTAAAACAATAGCACCACTTATGGGCTTTATGCGTAATTCATTTACGCAATATAACCCAGCTTTCTTTTTAACCAACTACTTCAGGGATTTACACGGCTCTGTATACAATGCCTTGGCCGAGGTTGAGCGAGAGGGTGGCATCATGCAGGGATATGGTATAAACTCTAAGAAGTTTACAAAAGATATAATTACAGGATCTACGGTTACCCTAAAGGCACTGCTTAATAAGAGCTCTCTTGGTAAGGAGATGACACCAGAGATGCAGGAATATCTTGAAGAGTGGGAAGCCGCTGGGGGTAGAACAGGTTTCTCATACTCCGAGAGTATAAACAACGTCATGGAGTCTATGAGAACAAAGGCTGAAACAAAGAGTGGAGTAAGGGAGGCAGCGGAATACACCTTTAAAAAACCCAAACAATTTTTTGAATACGTATCCGCACAAAATGAGTCTTTTGAAAACAGCATAAGACTATCGGCGTATATAGAAGCAAGAAAAGTGGGGGTAACTAAACAGAGGGCAGCACAGCTTTCTAAAAACATAACGATAAACTTTAACAAATCTGGTGAGCTAGGCCCAACATTAAACAGTATATTCTTGTTTTTCAACGCTTCTGTTCAGGGTTTGTCTAGGTTTAGCAGAACATTCAAACAGGGTGAGGCTTTTAAAGAGTTTGAGGAAATTAAAGACGATATTCCAAATAACCCAGATGAATTAAACTCATGGAAAACTAGAATCAGTAGTGCTCAGAAGTTAGCTGCTGGATCGGTGCTTTTCTCTGCTATGCAGACTATTGTAAATATGGCAATGTCTGACAAGGACGACGATGATGAATTGGTATACAATAAATACCCAGACTACAAAAAAGAAAGAGGTTTTCAAATAATGTATGATGGTAAAAATTCAATATCTATTCCATTAGGATACGGTTACAATGTGTTTAATATTGCTGGGGTTATGCTTGCCGAGGTTGCTGCAGGTCAAAGATCCGTGGAGGACGCCGCAACGTTTATGGCTATCGCTGGGCATGGTTCATTTTCTCCAATAGCGTTTGGTCACTCAGAAACAGTAGGCGGTTCCATGGTTAAAGGAGTTACACCTACCGTACTTAAATCTCCTCTTGATGCTTTTGGGTTTAACGAAACATACTTCGGGACACCAGTATACAAAGAGCAATACCCATGGGGGGCTGAAGCCCCTGAGTCTCAATTATCCTTTAGAGCGCCAGAGCTAGTGCAACAGGCGGCTACCGCCCTTCACGAAATGTCTAACCCTATTACAGGTCAACCAGGAGGAACAGATCATATCTCAGGGCCTTTTGAAATCAACCCAGATCCGTGGTACTATATCATGCAATCCTATTGGGGTGGCGCTGGAGACTTCGTTGAAGAATCAGCAGGTATGGGTAAGGCAGGATTTGTAACGGCTAGAAGAAAATACAATAAGCTTGCAGCATCTATGAATACCGATGAGTTTGTAAACAATCTACTAAGCACACCTAAAGAGGATACCCCTATAATTAAGTTTTCTGATGTACCTGTACTGAAGTCGATGTACGGGGGACCGTCTCGTTTCTACGACTTTGATCTCTTGGAAAAAAACAGAGGGGATATAGAACAACATGTCAAGGAATTAAGCAAAAACGTAGGTCAGGATATTTCACACATAAACTTTACGGGGGTGCAGGAATTAAAGGATGAGCTTAAGAAAACTGATGATGCTTTAAAACAGGTATGGGCGGCACGAAGAGCAGCAAAAGATATAGAAGATTACATAGACAGAAGTAACACAGGTTACATGCTTCAGGAGGCTGAGCGTAAGATTGTTATGAGATTCAACGCAATCTACTACCAACTAAGAGGTCAATATGTAGATCCAAAACCACAGGGAATAATCCCATTAAACGATATAAGAAAAGCAATAGGAACAGATGAGTGATAAAAAGAAGATTAAAGACACAAAGCTAGGAGCTTGGTTAGCAAGCAAAGCACCAAATGTATTAGGTGTAGTGGGGGATCTACTACCAGATAGCGGTGCGCTAGGCGTGGTAAAGAACCTGATAGACAAGGATGATAGTGTTGACTCTGAGGAGGCTCAGCGCGTAATAGATGCAGAGGTGCGCTTCCAGGAGAACGTAACAGAACGTTGGAAAGCAGACATGGGCAGTGACGTAAAGCTTGCAAAGCTGATACGACCACTGACACTTATCGCCCTAATGTCTATGTTTATGCTTACAATGGTAGCTGACTCTATAGACTCTCTACCCTTCACCGTTAAGGATTCATACGTAGATTTGCTACAGATATTAATGATGACCGCCTTCGGTGCATACTTCGCGGGTAGAACTATAGAAAAAGCAAAGAAATGATACGTAAGTTATTACTAACCAGTATATTAACACTACTTACTTTAAGTAATGCTTTAGGGCAAACAGCTGCAAAAAAGTTTTTAAAGTATAGCACATTCTATACTTCTTTTAGTCAGTCTAATTCTATGGTTCAAGAAAGCATGTACGCCGTGCGTGATGGGGTTCTTACTACATTACCTATGGAAAACTTACCTAACTATACATTCTCTGTTGGTTTGAGGAAGTTGGCTCGGTTTGGATACGAGAACAAGGCTAGAGCTTTTTACGATGGGTCGGAGGTATCAATGACAGAAGAAGCTAACGTAGGGAATGTCAGTGGATTTGAGTATGTGTTTGAATATTCTGACGCAAGACTTACAAATCGGGAGGCAAAAAGTCAAAGGTATTTTATTAGACACCTGTCAAAGTTTTTTGTGTCAGAGATAGATTTTATGCAAGACGAACTATCGGACATAAAGTATTTAGAGACCGCCTTTAAGCTTAGACTTAAGGTTGGTAAGAAATTAAACTTTACAGCAGGGGTTGCAGGACGCAGACACCCTGCGTATGGCGTAGATCCTATCACGGACTGGATGTCAACTAACGATGGGGCATGGTGGTTACTTGCTTATGATTACGGGTATACGGATCAGTGGATGTACATGGATTCTAATGGGAACAATGAATATGACAATGGGGAGTGGAGTGATTGGGAGTGGTATGGTCCAGAGGGAAACTTAGTTGCGGAAACAGACTCCGAGTTTAGGCGCTACAGATACGGAGAAATAGTCAACCAATATAACAGAGATGTTAAAAGATCTTTACCGCAACAATATCAGATCTCAGCCGCATTCGGTTTAGACTTTTATCACTACTCAAAAGACTTTTGGTTGCACGCATGGGGGAACGTTATGCCGTACCATAAAGAGTTCGGAGATTGGAAATACTCATACGGTAGGCTGCATGGCGAGGATTGGGTCGACTATAATTTGGGTGTTGTCTTCGGTGCTAAGATTGGAAAACATTTTGGTATCTTTACAGAAGGAAAGTACAGCGAGTATTGGGGTAGACCTTTCGGCAGTGCAACAATGGGAATAAATTATGTAATACTATAAAAAATGGCGCAACAGATTGGAGAGGATACAAAAGTAACATTAGACCTAAAAACAATAGGGATGGGTGCAGCTGGGTTAGGGTCGTTAATAGCGATGTGGTTTGCGTTACAAGCAGATATAGCTGAGGCAAAAGAGCTACCTATTCCTCCTGATCCAGAGATTACACGTATGGAGTTTGATATGAAGGATCAGCTTGTGCGTCAAACAATTATGACCACACAAGAAGATGTTATCGAAATAAAAGAAGATTTAAAAAATATAGAACGAAAAATAGACGAATTAAAATGATGAAAGATGAAAACAATATTTGCAGCTGTTGCTTCCTTTGCGCTATTCTCGGCGGTTGTATTGGTGGATACTCCAATAATTGCTGACGTACCAGACTCAGGAATATGTGTAGTTGAGTTTAATGCTAGCTTTAACGCGTCTAATAGTGTCGATTGGCTCGACGATCTTAGCGACTGTAAAGGTAAGAGGGTTGATATTGTTGCTGCCCCAGATATGCAAAAAGAACATAAGATAGTTGTTGTCCCAACCATTATTATATTTAACGACAAAGAGGAAGTAAAGCGATTTCAAGCCAACATCATGATGCAGCTAGATGCTAGCAAAAATGATGTACAAGAGGCGGTTGATGAAATCATAATGAGCGCATTCTAATGAAAGTTTGTAAAAAGGGGTGCAAAGTAATGAAAAAAGGGGGTAAGACCCCTGCATGGACACGTAAGGAGGGTAAGGATCCTAAAGGCGGGTTGAACCGAAAAGGCGTAGCATCTTACCGCAGGGCTAACCCAGGCAGCAAACTTAAGATGGCGGTTACTGGTAAAGTAAAGCGCGGATCTAAATCCGCCAAAAGGCGTAAATCATTTTGCGCACGCATGAGTGGCGTTAAAGGCCCAATGAAAAGAAAAGGTAAACCAACACGTAAAGCACTAGCACTTAGAAAGTGGAAGTGTTAAATTAGGCATAATATTTGCATGTCTGTAGGTGACTTTAGGGCACCAACCTTACTTTTAACCGTCACCTTAGGGGACACAAACATAATAATATGACACACTTACTATTTAAGGACATGCAGCGCAGTCCATTTGACATTCTTGTAAAGAATTTTTTTGACAATGAGTCAACTTTTGACAAACCTACACGACAGGTTGTCACACATCCAATAGACGTTTACGAAACTAAAGAAGGGCTAACCTTTGAGGTAGCTTGTACAGGTCTGGATAAAAACGATGTAGATATAAATGTAGAGGGAGATACCTTAAGGGTATCACACGAAACTGAAACTAAAGAATCAGACGGGCTACACCACACATATCATTCAGGCATAAGGCGTAGCAGCTTTAATCTAGGCTGGAGGATATCACGGAGATTTGATCTCACCAATATAAAGGCGGAAATGAAGAACGGACTGCTTACGCTGTCCGTTCCGTACTCCGAAGAATCTAAACCCAAATCAATTAAGATAAAATAAGCTCTGGGTTGGTGCTCTCTAAGTCTTTCTTTTCTTTTCTCAAATACTTAAGTCTTTTTTCTAAACTCTCTATCTCCTTAGCAGCTGTCTTTATGCCTACATGTCTTATCTCGTGATAAGTCTTTGAATCCGCTATGCTCTCAGCTGTTTTATATGCTTTGATATAGCCTCCCCAGTGTTTAAGGTTATCTTCATGCTTAGATCTATAGTAACTTATTGTACTCCTGTCTACACCTAAAGCAGAGGCGATAGGTAATTGTGAGAAGTATTTGTTTAAAGCCATAGCTGTTGCTGCCCTTGCTTGAGCATATATGGTTTCTCTTGATTTTTTACGTGATAGATCTAGAGCGCTATACGTCTCAGATATTATCTCTTCAACTAAATATTCTTTCATTTTATTTTATTTATGTAATATAATTTCATTATCCAACACTGGTCCAGCCTTTTCATCGTACAGGGCAGGCACCAGAATCACAGTCAGCAATCTCCACATCCTCCATCTTTATGTCCTGCAGGGATGTAATAGGTGTGCACCGCTTCTTCATACTCTTGTAAGTTTTCTTATCTATTTCCTCTAGTGGGGCTTGATCAAATCCATGATCGTTATGCAACAAGAATGATACGGACTTAACATTTTCGTAATTCTCTTTTAGCCACGCCTTAATTGAATCCAATTCATCCTTCTTATAGTAAACCGTCACCGACACGGAGTTATCGCTCCATTCCTTCTGTAAACGCTTTATAACCTCTAATTGATCCACTGCTGACATGTCGCCCGCAAACATAGTTCCTTTAGGGAAGCTGCATGGGAAGCTTACAACTACAGTTGAATGATCCTCAGTACCATCAAAGTTTCTTACATACTCTATGTCAAACCCACTGTTTCTGCACACGTTGACCAGTTCGCTATCTGCAGACATTCTAATTCTCCTAATGTAATATTCGGAGTATCCAGGGTGTGCTCCAGGTGTAACGCCAGCAAGTAGACTGAGCGTTCCAGAGGGTTTGACTGTAGTAAGTTTAATAGATGTGGGTAATCCTGTAGATCTGGAGTATTCTTTGTCATATTCACGAAGGTAAATATAGCAATTTTCTAGCCAACTTCTTTGCTCCTCTGTTGCCTGCAAATACCCAGTTACTCCGATCCCCATCCTCATGTTCTTATGAACAATCTCCTCTGTTTCCTTGACCGAACACTTAATAGCAAGACTATGCTTGTTAATACGGTACAGATATTTAGCAACCTTTTTTAGTTCAACCTCTGATTCAATGTTAGGTAGGTAAATCTCTGCTAGACAGCATGTTTCGTATGGCGCTAACGATTGTTCAGCACATGGATTATAACCCATCACATCTGGATCAGGGTATTCTGTTTCGCCCGTTCTTCCCATACGTCTAGAGGACTCAAGGTTAATCAAACCGTACGGCTCACCGTTTCCTTTGTACCCCTCCCAAAACTCATCAGGAAGATCTGCCACATCGTCACACACAACAGAGTTATTTGACATAGCTCTCCAGTTAGGTATACCGCCTAAGTCCCAACGCTTAGCACGTAGGTACTCAAGGTCATCGTGATCCCCTAGTGCTATCTGTGCGGATCTGCGTACATTACCAGCCACTACAATCTTACCAATGATGTTCATAACATCCAGACAATCAACGGGTTTCAGCCTTTTATTAAAGCGTTTGTTTAAGATAGAGTTGATTTCTTGCATACCCCATATTAGATCTTGACTACCTGAGGCGGTTCCTCCAAATCCTTTTATAGGTGAGCCTGCTGGCCTTATAAGGTGTGTAGCGTATGTAAACCCCTCACCTGTAACAAAGCTTGCTTCAAGCACACGGCGTAAGAGCTCTGTCCACCCTTCACGCGAGTCAGGTACAATAAAGTCAGCACCGTTATCGTTAACATTTTCTATGTCAACACGACTCTTTATCTTAGGTAGCTGATATACATGCTCTCTCTGTATGTTGTATCCGACACCACTTCCAAGCATAAGCATCTCAAATGCCCATGTAAACGGACGGATAGGATCGTCTACTACGGTAAACGCACAATTCTGTAAAGAAGGGAGACCTAGTTTATCTACCGTCTTTGTTCCTAACTGCCATAAAAACCTACCAGCCACCGTACCCTTCAGGTTCATCATGAAGTTTTTGATCTCCTTTTGATTGGATGTATTGAAGTTACAACCTAGCTGATCGTTGCACGCATTTATTACGCGGTCCACTGTATCTTCCCACTCTTCCGTTCCCCCTTCTATTGGGCGTGAGTATGTTCTTTTATAGGTTGCGTATCCCACCTCACCCCAAGGGGTGTTAGTTGTTTTGTCGTTCATTTTTGTTAAAATTTTTGTTAGAAAAGGGCTACTAAGATAGCTCAATTTTCTTCCGTGTAAGATCCTGTGGATCAATATAAGTACCTAAATATTCTATCACTTTATAGCTCTTTAACTCCTGTAAATCATGTAGAGCCAACATGGTTATTTTATCTTTTCTATTTCTTCTCTGATATATCCTTCGGTAAGCATCTTGTTTATTTGAAACGTAGTTTTCAAACTCTACATTCTTTAAACACCACTGAAGCAGTTCCTTACGTTCAACACGTATATAACCGCCTACCTCTGGCATCTCAAAAGCTATCCACTTTGCAGCACCTAATATCCATCCAGGCTTACCGTGCACGTTACGCAGTTCCACCCATATCTCATCGGGGAGGTTGTTACCTTTTACATCCACCCCATCGGCACCATGCCAAAAGTCTACGTGAAGGTGTATGTCCTCATCTCTTGATGACTTCCTAGCATCTAAACAAGCTCTGTCATATCTGGTCGCGGAAACACCGCCATCCTTCCAGGATTGCTTACGTCTTTCTTTATTCACCATAACCTAAAGTTGTTCGTTGTACTCCTTAGCAACCTCTCTGATAAGATCTAACTCAATATTCATGGACTGCCTCAGTACAAATATTGCTTTGTTTATCTCATCGAGATTGTTAATCGGTCCTCCTTCTTCGGTATGCATGAACTCATCATAATAAGCGGCCACATACTCGTGCATGCGTGCACAAGCACTATAATACGTCTCGCTTAGTCCAGTCTGATTCATCGTTGATAGATTTTAATATTTCGGCAACCGCTTGGTCAACCTGTTGTTTGTTTTTTGCTAGGTATACATCATACCCAAGATTATTGTCTATTATGTGTTTTAAAAATAATTTCCACCTCATAGGAAAATCATGATGAGACGGTAAATAACCTTTAGTTTCTATAATCCATTTATGGTCGTTACCCACAAAATCCTTATTAGTCTTCCCCACAAAGTCTGGAGTGTATCGAATCGGTTGCTGAACCGAATTGCTACGATCAGACATATGTTTCTTCTTTGAGGTCATCTTAAAATATTTATGCTTAAATCTAAAAGACTCCATAAGAGTAAACTGTGTTTCTTCATAGGTAAATTTTATGCCTGCTTCACGAAGCTTGTCTGAACAATACTTCTCTATAGAGGACTTAAACTTCCCTAATGATTTTTTTTTGGGTGCTTGTTTACGTTTATTCCTTTTCATTGTGAGGGCAAGTTACACTCAATATTGCTTCCCTTCCAAACTAATTATAATAATATTTCAGAGAAATTTATTGCCTCTTGCTTATCGCCTTGGAAATGAATAGGTTGGAATAATGACTCCCTCGTGTCCCAGGAATTAAATCCTGTGTGTGATAGGTTCATATGTAGTTTATATGGCTGGTCTAAAGGCGTTGGTTGACCGCCTGTCTCTACTTCTCTGACTTTCCTAACGTGGAACTCACTGAGTTTACGTATGTTATGGTCAGGTGCTTGAACCTTTCGGTGAATAGTGATGAAGCAATCCGCTCTGTTTACGAACTTTCCGCCACCCTCTGTATCCTCAGCATATGGAGCAACGGGTAAACCATCATCACCTTTACGTCTTTGAGCCTCTGTAACGGCATGCATATTTAACCATACTGCTACGTTGTTTGCCGTAGAGAACGTTAAGAACTCACTGGCTGCCTCGTAGTGGTAGTCATGTACCCCTATATTACTGCCCTTCATATCTAGCTTCAGGCTGTTGTATGGGTCTACGAAAATAGCATCTACATGTTGCTGCCTCATGACCTTCTCCATAAAGACTATGATGTCGCTGTAACTATAAACCTGATTATTATTGATGATAGTGAAGTGTTCTTGTACCCACTTATAGGCCTGTCTGCGTTGTGCATACGTCATGTCGGCAACCTTACGATCAGACGCAAATTGCATGAGCTGCATCTTTACCGAGGCAGTCCTATTCTCTGATGAGTATATAACCCACTTCCACTTGTGCCGTATAACTGAGTTAGCTATTAGGTACAATGCTGTTGTAGTTTTACCTACGTTACTGTGTCCGTTCATGATGACAAACTCCTTCTTGTATCTGAAATACTCGTCTAACTGCGTGTCACCTGTATCCAATCCTATCTCAATCTTACCTTGAGAGAAGTCGTCTATCCATCTAAAGTCCTCATCGTCAGAGGATATGAATGACATATCACCATCGTTAATAAGCATCTCACGCTTAGCTTGTTTCTCCTCATCTATAATCTCTCGTATAGGTGCGTCCTTACCTACCTGGATCATATCAACGATAGTAGCCTTAGCTTGTTCGTCAGAATCTATATCTCTCTTAGATATCTCACGGAACAATATGCGAACCGCCTCCTCTTCCTCCATTCTTCCTGCGGATATATACCCACCACATAAACGTGCAGCTTTTACTAAAGCTCTGTGCTTGTCCCCATCCTCAGCTGACCTTATAATACGTGCAGCTAAGTTTAGCTTCATATAGTCCGTGTAGTCGTATGCTTCGTTAGTCGGTGTCTGCGCCTCAGCGTGTTCGCTAGAGAATGCCCCAAACTTCTTCCACTCATCCTTGATTATTATGTCAGGATCGTGTGACTCAAAGCATGCTCGTGATTCGTTTACACCCGACTCATCCACCTCTAGGGTGTACTGTTTGTCAAAGTATGTTATTAGCGCACGAAAATGATCTCTGTGCCTCTCAGGGTTGGTTATCTGAACAAGCGCCTTAATACCATCCCCACTCGGTGAGACCCAGCAAGAATGTACATAGTCATCCGTAGCCAGAGCCGTCTTCGTTGCCTCAACATCAACGTGATCGAAGTCCAGAACAATAAATCCTGAATGTTCAAATAGAGCGTCATCAGCCCTTGACGAAAATTCACCACTGAAGCATACCACAGGTAGCCTCCTCTTCTTGTCCTTGTCTCCCTCACGTACTTGCGCTATGAGAGAACCAGACTTCCCCGACTGTATCCTCGTCAAGGCTGTCTCTATCTGTATGTGATGCGGTGCCTCCTTCTCGAATACGTTTTTGAATATCGTTACTTTCATTTTCTTTTGCAATGATTAGCAGGATTATATACCCTGCGATGTCTATTAATGTGTCTTCTGTGTCTTCAACTAAACCTGCGTTAGCTATTCTTTTTAGCTTATCGTCAAGTCTAATCTTTATGCCTGACGATGCATTAGCGGAAGAAAAAACGCCCAGAGGACTCAAAGCTGAGTCCCCATAGGCGTCGTTCTTTCTAACTAACAGATCTTCAAGCTGACGACATTTTAATTTTATGTTGTCTTTTGTGTTCATTTATTGTTAGGTTTGAATGTGTTAACTCCTTAACCTCTAATATCTCACGTAGTATAAGCTCTTTATTTTTAGCCTTCTTTCCGAAGATTTTATTTTGCATGTTTTCTATAGCTTTTTTACTGTAGCGCATGATATCAGCGGGGGTGTCAAACACTGTAACTATCCACATATCGCGCTCGTGTACACGTTTAGATTTTTTAAACGCGACACGAACACGCATGTATTTAATTAAGGGTTTATTAGAATGGCATGTCATCTGCTACAGCTTCTGCCTTAGCAGCTTTCTCAGCACGTTTAGTTTTAGCAGCCTCACTATTCGGGTCGAAAACCGAGCAGCATGGCTTACCATTCTTAGACATAAATAACTTCACATAAACGTTACCACCCTGCCCTTCGGCATTGCGCGTTGTTGCAAATTTATCAATCATCTCCTTTAGTTCGCTGTCTTTAAATTTAACAGACCAACTAGAAAGGTTTTCCTCGTAGTAACGAGGCTCTTCGCAGTACCCAACGAGTACTGAATCATAACTTTGTTCACTCATGATACAAAAGTATTAATTATTAAAAAATGTAGTGCGTAGATTATTAGTAGGTTCCACGCAACCTTCAATATTTTATACAGTAAATTCCGCATAGCTTGTTTGTGTAGGACTACCCTCCTTCAACCATCTCTCTATATTCTCAACAGCTTGATGGAACTTCATCTCCCCTCTGAAAAGCGTTTCGTCTGAACACTTAACCAGAGCGGGGTAGTAGGGGAAGGTCTTCTCTTGAACTACCCAATAGTAGTCTTTGATGTCAAACACCTTAGTATATATGTATGCTTGTATGTCATAGCTCCAGCTGTTTACATCGTAGCGAAATTTCTCTACACTACGTGCGCTCTTGCTATCCGTTATAAAGCCATCGCCTAAGCAATCAAGGAAACCTTTGACAGGCACACCATCAATATCTTCATTAAACTCAACCTGATATTTACCCTTAAGGTAACTATTGGTAAGTCCACAAGCGTCTAATCGCTCGATCATATCGTTAGCTTTTTTCCAGTCTTCGCTAGATACTAGCGTTTGCCCTTTAGCTTCATGCTCTGACTCCATCTGAGCCTTGATATCCTTGTAATCTTTTGTCAACTTAGGGTTTTTAGCCTCTAGGGTTTTACTCTGACAACGCTCTAGTATATTACCCTCGTTAATTACGATGTAATCGTTCATCGCTTTCTCACGCTCAAACAATAGCATGTCGTACATGGTACCAAACACTAAAGCATCAGAGGTGTATTTAATCTCACCCCTCATCTTCATCTCCCAGAGGCGCATGTCTCCGAGAGCGTATTTGATAGAGGAGTAGGACAGATGCCCCTTACCTACCTTTTCGGTTAGTTGCTCTCTTAGACTCATCGTACAAACTTCTTGATACCTTCGATTTGCTTCTCGGTAAGTTGGTCACCCTTCTTTTCCATGAAGAACGCAAAGGCTTTTGCTTTGTCTGTCTGTGATTTAATGTAGTCGATAGCCTTACTCATAAGGTCTGGGTCTTTAGCAGCTGCCTTAGTGCTTCGGGTAGACTTGGCAGCTCCTTTACTGGGAGTGGCCTTAGCAGGTTTTGATGATAGTGTACTGTTTGTCTCAGATGTTAACCTTATGCCACCACCTTGCTTAGCAATAGCTTCGTTGACCTCGTTAGCGGAGGCAATAGACGTGTCTATCCCTATACCCATCATAGCTAAGGCTCTACCTATAGCTGATGTCTCGCAGTTCTCAACATAGCTTGTCTTGTTAATGTTGCTACTACCTTGCGTTTCATGTGCATGTCCACTCGCTATGATACGTTGTGATGGATCAGCAACGATAGCCTTACAGACACACATGTTTGAATCTAATGCCGTAAACTCTGTCGATAGAGTCCAGTTTTTGTACTCCTCTTCCTGACGGAAGAACTTGATACGCTCGTTTACCTCAACGTACTGTTTGCCACGTATGTTCGTGGTCTTGAATTTGTAATTACTCATAATGTATTAAATTTAATTATTGCAAATATACTGTTTATTAATGATTTATCCTAATTTATTCTACTAAATAGTAGTGTCCTTTCACCTCTTCATGTATTTCTATGTACTTGATGAGTGCGTTGAATAGATCTACCGATCCTTCCTTCATGCCTGATAAGGCACGTTTATAATCTATACGCTCGGTCTGATTAGAGCCTAGTAGTTCGTCTATTATATCCTCACCCGCAGCCTTCCCCATGATGTCATTCATAAGGTCGCTGAGCGTATCGTCTGCCACGTTGCGGAACAGGTGTATTATCTCAAAAGCAGACCACTCCACCCAATCATCCACACCGAATGATGCTAGATCTATCATGCACATATGCAGTGCAACGTCTACTACCTTGTCATCCCTATCCTCAAGGTAGTCTATTATTATTTGAACCGCTTCTTCACTCGTCATCTGTAAATCCATAAAGGTTACACTCTTTGCGGAACGTATCCATAGAGTTTATAAAATTGAAATTCTTTATAGTGTTTGTCTTGTCGTACCTGTGCTTATCGTAAGCGTTGACAAACAACTTGATTAAATGCATGGCATCTAAACATCTGTTCTGGGTGTATGCTCGAACCTCAGGATCGTCACTCATGGGGTTGAACTTTACTTTACTCTCATTATGCATTTGTTTTGAGGTTTATATAGGTTAATATTATTATACTGAATAGCCATATCATGGCGGTTATTATTTTTGCCCTTCGGCTGCTTGGGTTAGTTATCATGCTTCATCCTTTGGTGTTCTAAATAGCACCCAAGAATTGTAGCTACTATAACTATAATTATTATTGACATTGTATTTTATATATTGTTTCGTTTTTATTTGCTACGCTGTGCTTCTCACCTATGTAGTAGTTCCAATAGGCTTTGACACTACATGCATCTTTGTACCTATCTGGCATACATTGTGGAGGGTTTGTAAAAAACCCATCAGGCATACCATGAGGAGGTAGAAGCAGTGCTTCTTTGCATTTAGTTATTGTCAAATGTACCTTACCATATCGCCTTGTGTACTCTTCACCTAAAGCAATCATATGGTTATACAGCCAATAGTATTGAGGCTTATTAGCCCTAGCCCACACAGTAGACGGATGGTTGTAGTGAGCCTTCTTGTATGGCACATTATCTCCGTTATCATAGTGGTGGTGCGCTGTGCATAGCATCTGTGCTGACTCAAGGATCATCTTGACCACGTGCTTATCATACTGATATTCAGCAGCTTTCTGTGGGTTTTTGTGTAAGTAAAATATATTCATGTGTTAAATTAATTAGTGTGAGTGGGGGGAATCGAACCCCCCTGTTAAACCATATAAAACAGTCGGCCATATGGTACACACCCATGTAAAGGACATCACCCCTCTACGGAAAGACCGAATCCAGACACTCACAGAGGGTTAGTGTTCCAATCCCTCTAAAATCTCCTTTGCTTTGTATGTAGCATAAGAGCGTTGTTGTATTGATGTACCGCATCTCTGCGGTGTAGGTAAGGACAACGAGGCATTGTCGTACGTGTATGTAGTTGCCCCTCGTTGGATAGCATCAGCTATCAGTTCCGTCTGTTGTATCTTCTGTTGTAGTGTCATCGTTAGGGTTGTTTACGTTGTTCATTAATTGATCGTAGTAGTGTCTGCACTCCTCAGTTCTCATGCGCCATTGCATCGCAATAACAAGCAGTTCCTTTTTGCTGTGTTTTTTGAGGGCTGACTTGATCTGATCTTTTGACCAATCAAGCAATGGGTTTTCCATTATTGCTTTGTTTCTTTCTTCGTTTGTCATTTTATATAATGTTTATATTTAATCTCTTTTCCTACCCCATAACATATCACGCGGCATCTCATCGAATACCACCATGCTATCTTTCTCGCTAGGTGCGTTTTGTACTAAGGTCATTGCCTCTTCTCTTGTTAGGTCTGTGAATAGAATTTCCTTGTCGAAGTTATCTCTATGCACTCGGTATACTGCGTAATCTTTCATTTTATTTTGTTTTGTATTTCTCTCCATGCTTCTGGGTACTCATCGATCAGTATGCGCTTGAGTTGTTGTAACTCACTCCACATCTCTTTGATTACCTTAGCTTGGTTCTTAATTGTTTTAGCTCTGTCTATTCTTTCTCTGTTTTTAGCTCGTTCTTGTATTCCCATTTGGTTATGCTATTAGGTGAGTTGATTCACTTATCTATTCGGCTCATGTTCATTTATAATGAGCGCAATTTATGATAATCGTTCATCTTACTTCTGTTTTAGTTATATTTAATTGCATATAATTCTAAGAGTTGTGCGTCTTTTATATGTGATAGCATATATACGTGGTTAATAATACCCCTATTTTAGGGGTGTTTCTTACCTTGATTTAGTTTAATGAGCGCATTTTATGATAAACGGGCGCAAATGTCCATTTATTTACCCTTGTTGGACAGACGTGGGTAATGTGTCCATCTTATTACTCTCGTTATATTGTTTAATAAATTCTACTACTCTATCGTACACTACCTCTATCTTCATTGTCAATAATGATTCATTGATAAAGTAGTGCTGACCTTCTGAAGGTTGTTGTGTGTCAAAGCATTTCTGTACTACTGGCATCAACCAATCCCATGAGGTGTGGTATTTTACACAGTCCTCTAAGTAATCTCTTTTGTCCTCATCGTTAGCAATCTTAGGGTATCCCATAAATTCTGCGATTAGTGTGTTATTTTCCATTGTTATGTATTTTTATTAAATGTACTGCTACGTTATATAAGTCCTCGATTGAACGCCATCTCTTCTGGTTGTTCTTCCTTAGGGAACCATCAATCAATTCATGCGGATCGAGTCCACCATTTTCTATCTTCTCTACTACGGGCATAAGCCAATCCCATGATGTGTCGTATTGTAGTTCGTTTACTCCGTAGCATAAATTATTATGCGTTGGCATATTGTAAACATCTTCGTCAGGTAGCACTCTTTGTCCACCCATAAATTCTGCGATTAGTGTGTTATTTTCCATTGTTATGTATTTTAATAAATTCTATTACCGCCCAATACACTTCATGTATCTCATCGTAGAAACTAACGTCTATAAGTTGAAGTGGTACTCCCTCACACTCCATCTCAATCTTATTTACTACAGGTATTAACCAATCCCATGATGTGTTGTATTGTAGTTCATCCTCTTTAATAACCACGTTATCTATGACTATTACGTTGTCTAACTTAGGGTACACAATACCCATAAATTCTGCAATCATCTCATTATCTGATATGCACTCATGATCCATTACATCACCCTCGTCATCGAGGATATCGTAGCAACAGTCGGGGCATGTTTTGTATTCGTTATCGTTCATCGTTCATTAGTTTACATATGTTACGTCTTAGTCTACCTACTTTGAGCTCATACATATTTACTCTTGCTGAATAAGCAAGTATGGTTTCTTGTAGTTCTTTAATCTTTTTATCCTTGTTCATCGTGTCCATTTTAATGTTGCTTTTTGGTGGTCTAAATATTCTTCTGCTTGGTAGTATATTTCATCGTCTGATATGCTGACGTTTCTACCACTTTTAAACTCCACGTATATACCTAATCGGTCTGTCTTCTCGTGGAACGTTACATCGTTATCGTTTTCGATTATAAGTAAATTCTTCATCGCATATTTTATTGCTTCCTTAGTCATGTTTTCTTATTTCATTTAATTGTCTGCCTATATCAAGTATGTTCTCACCCTCTGCCATAGATAGATGATAGTGACTTCGCCACGCATCGCATGAAAGAAAGTTGTTGAACCAATCAAGGTACATAGCTTCTATTTGTGTGTTAGTGTAGTTCATCTTTGTATTTTAGTATTGTTCCGCATATAACCTCCCCTATCATTTCCATTATGTATTCGTTATCCTTAAACGTAGCCATGAGTATGCTCTCGGCTTCCTCTTCGGTTAAGTCTATGTCTAAATCTGTTGCTCGTCTGAGGACATCCTCAGCACTCCATTTGAGTTCGTTTCCGTTGTAGTATTTCATTTTGTTTTGTTTTGTATGATACTATCGTGATACTATCAAATGATTTTATATTCGTGGTAAAAAGTGTTCGTCTTTATTAAGCAGTCCCTTTATGTCGTGTACTATGTCATTAGTAAACAGCAGATTAGTACGCTCTACCTCTACCAATCGTTTACACCAATCCTCATGGTCTATGC